TGCGCCCGAGCCATCTTGTACGGGTTTACAAGTCGATCAGACGAACGCCCTGGCGCTAGAGCCCTCATTCCCAGCCCTGTGCGGGCCGCTGAGCCACGAACGGGCCAACCCGTGGGGGGTTGGACCCTCGAACTCGTCAGAGGGCCTTTCAGGCCGTCTACCTGGGACTTCTACTTTTACGAGAAGTGGAATGTACAACGTTATGGGAGAGGCAAGAGAGCCTCTGGGGGGACATACAGGGGGGTTCACTAAGAGCCGCCTCGAAGCGGCTCGCTCCTTGAGAGCGCCCTCAAGGCGCTCCTCTTCTAAGACCGGCCTCTAAGGGCCGGTCATGAATGAATATGAACCTGCATCCGCAGGTTCTTAGCGCCGCGCCTGAAGCGCGGCTTACTCAAGGAGTGACGCAACCGTGCATGGCACTCGTTCGAGTGCCGCCTGGAGCACTCAGCCGGGGAAGTTCGATGTCCTGAATCTGCGAATGACGTTCGAATCGTCATCCGCATTCGAAATTCCCGATCTGCAACCGACTGAATTCATTCCCAACAATCTCGCGGCATGGAATATGCCGCGTCATCGAGAATACGCCGCCGTTTCGGGCGGCGCACTGCACTTTTTCCTTGACGATTACCGGTTCGAGACCGTTTGGTCGAGTCCCGAGCGCCTTTTCGAGCGCGTGAAAGCGGTCGGAGCGAGTTTGACACCCGATTTCAGCCTTTGGCGCGATATGCCGAAGGCCGCACAGATCTGGAATGTCTATCGAGCACGCTGGTGCGGCGCATATTGGCAGTCGCAGGGCATCGAAGTCATTCCAACGGCGTGTTGGAGCACGCCGGATACGTACGAATTCTGTTTCGACGGAATTCCAGAAGGCGCAACAGTCGCCCTCAGCTCAATGGGCATTCGTTCGAGCAAGGTCGACCAGGCGCTGTTCCGCGCCGGCGTCCAAGAACTCATCAATCGCAAGCATCCGCAGTTGCTCCTGGCCTATGGCCGGCTCCGCTACTGCGACGACATCGACCTCCCGGAGGTTCGGGAGTACCCGACCTTCTGGGACAGACGCAGAAAGCAGGTTTCCGACTCATGGGAGGACGGGGCGGCAGCGGCGGTCCCGGACCAGGGACCGGAGCCAAGAACAAGAAAGCCGGAGGTGGCGGCTCTGCCGGTGGCTTAGGCGGCGGCGGTGGGGCCGGAGGTTCCAGCGGCGGCGGCAAAGGTACCGGTAGCGCTGGCACTGGAGGCGTACAGACAGGTAACGGCGGTGGCAACGGCGCTGGCGGTGGATCAGGTACGACCACCAAGCCGGTCGAGAAGTACGAGCCGATGGTCATCCACTACGGCCCCAACCTGACGAACTCCGAGAAGGCCGAACAGCAGAAGATGCTGGACGAGCTTCCACAGAACGCGAAGGACCGTCTCCGCGAGACAGGCACGAAGATCTGGGTTGGCGCTCGCGCCGACGAGACGCCAGGCTGGGCCGAGCTGGCGAAGGAGACTGGCTGGGAGTCGGACACGCAGATCGCGGACGGTCGAGAGATCGGGTCGCTCAGCTTCTACGTCGGCTTCCGCAACGAGCTGTACATCTCAGTCGACTACCCCGGTGGGTCGGTCAACGTCTACATACACGAACTCGGTCACGCAATCGACTTCCAGTGGACCGGCGACGGCAAGCTGATCAGCGAGGACTCCGACTGGATCAAGCTCCACGACGCCTACGTCTGGAACAACACGCTGATCAACTCGTACTACCGAGGTGGTCCGAGCGGCACCGACAAGGCATCGGGACGCAAGGAGCTGTTCGCCGAGGGATACGCGGTATTCAACAAGCGGGGACGAGCAGGGCTCATAAAATGGGTCCGTAGCGAGGCCGCAGCCGATGAGATGATCGCGATCTGGAAGAAATACGGAGTTATCTGATGCAGCCACCTATCGAACCGATCGATCCGCCCACGGGCGATGTCTCGCCGTACCCGAACGATCTGCTGATCCTCGGCGGCAACCGCTGGCTCACGATCACCGGACGCATCCTTCCCACTCCGTGGGGAGACCCCGTTGAACTCAAGCCGAACACGGTGAAGTTCTGGGAGGCCGCTGCACTGCGCGGCCAGGGCAAGACGCTCTCTGAGCTGATCGTGTGACCTGGGCCGGCTCACGCCGGCGAGACGAACTTCCCCCGGACTGGGAGCTGAAATACCGGCTCCCGGTCCTTTCTGCTGCCAACTGGCTCTGCGAGGTCAACGGTCCCGGATGTGTCCGGGCCGCGACCGACGTGGACCACAAGAAGCGGGGGAACGACCACAGCCGGTCGAATCTGCAAGCAATCTGCCGTGTCTGCCACGACAGGAAGTCATCTGCCGAGGGCGTTGCCCGACGGCGCGAACTCAAGTCCCGGAGGAAGAGGCCAACACAACGACACCCTGGGCAACTCTAAAACCGCAGGCCAGGAGCCTGCTCGAGACCCAGGAGGTCAACTGTGGGCACCCGAGGCCCGATTGGCAAGCGAGACGAAGAGCGAGTCAGGCGCAACAAGCCTGAAGGCGGCGACGCCGACACGATCCAGGTGATCGGAGCGGTCCAGATCCCCGAGCTAGGGGACATCAGCCACCTCGGCGAGACGCACCCTCTCGTCTCCGAGATGTACGAGTCGATCAAGAAGTCGGCAGCCGTGAAGTACTACGAGCCCACCGACTGGCAGTTCGCTCGACTCACCCTCTACACCCTCAACCAGGAACTCATCGCAGCCCAGCACATGGGCAAGCCCATCGGCGCGATGAAGCTCACCGCAATCAACCAGATGCTCTCCGCGCTGCTGTTGACCGAAGGTGACCGACGACGCGTTCGGCTTGAGATCGAACGGAAGTCCTCTGGCCCCGACACCGGAGGCACGGTCGTTGACGTAACCGACGTTCTGAAGCAGCGACTCGCTCAGGCGAGCGGGAGCTGATGGTCCCCCGGAGGGGGTTCTGAGCGAGCTGGCCGCTACCCGGTTTGCTCCTCCCTCTGGGGTCGACATCCCCCCCCGAAAGGAATCACATGGCCGACATCGGCATTCGCGTTGACGCCGACGACATCGTCCTCTGGCGTGGGCGCGACTTCAAATGGAACTTCGAAAACCTCGACCTGAACGGCGATCCCGCCGACTACCCGGCAGGCCGGCTCTTCTTCGAGCTGCAGACCGGTGGCGAGCACAACGCCATCCACCGCGTCCACCTCTCGGGTGCGACGGGCGGTACGTACACGCTGAACCTGAACGGCACTGACACTCCCGCGATTGACTTCTCCGACGTGTCGGAGAACCCGCAGGGGCTCACCGGCGATCTGCAAGACGCAGTCGATGCAGCAGTCGGAGAGGGCAACGCGGTGGTGCATCCTGTGACGCTGTATCCGGCGTGGACCATGCACTTCAACCTCAACAGCGGCAAGCCCCTGACAGAGCAACTGGTCAACACGATCAACAAGGCGACCAACGACTTCTTCGACACGTTCGAACAGCTCCTGGGCGTGGATGTCGAAATGACCGTCACCGACTCCCTGAACTTCACGATCCGCGTGACATCGCGACGCTCGTTCGATGAGGTCGGCGTAGTCACCTTCCTGGTCGACGTAACCTCGGCAGCCGTCAAGACCTTCTTCAACGCGGTGTCCGGGCTAGTCGGCGCGGTGAACACCGTCAACATCGACTTCTACTGGAACCGAACGTACGACATCGAGTTCACGGGCGACCTGGCCGAGATGACCGTCCCGGCGACGACCGCTGACGGCACGCTCCTCGTGGGCGCTGACAAGAACATCTACGTCACGGTCGAGGAGGCCGGCAAAAACGAACTGACCCTCTGGGACTTCGAGGTAGAGGGTTCGTTGGCGACGATCAAGGTCGAGTCCGAAGAGTGCGACAAGATCGGCAACCGGACTAAGTGGCAGCTGGTCTTCCTGGCCGATGGAGAGACCGCCGGCGGCGACCCCGTCGCGCTGGGCTGGATCTCGAAGGTCGGCTGATGAAGCTACGAGGATTCCCGCCTGACGGCAAGCCAGCACTTTCCTACGTCGGAGCGCCGAAAGGCTCTCTCGTGGGCCACTGGACACTACCAATCACCAGAATCGTCTCGGTGCCAGGAGCACGTGGTCCGAAGGGTGAGAAGGGTGACACCGGCCCGCAGGGTCTGCAAGGCATCAAGGGTGAGCAAGGTCCACAAGGTATCCAAGGCCCACAGGGTGACCAGGGTGTTCAGGGGGAGCAGGGCATCCAAGGCGAAGCCGGCCTCAACCTCGACATCCAGGGAACGGTCTCCGACTACGCCGACCTACCCACCGACCCCGCTGATGGCGACGCCTACGTCGTCGCCTCCGATGGCCTGCTGTACTTCTTCGACGGTGTGTCATTCCCGGAGGACGGGGATGGTGTTCCGTTCGTCGGGCCGAAGGGTCCTCAGGGGATCCAAGGACCGCAGGGTATCCAAGGCACACAAGGCATCCAGGGTCCGAAGGGTGACACGGGAGACCAAGGGCCACAAGGCATTCAGGGCGAACAAGGACCGCAAGGAGTGCAAGGCGTGAAGGGGGACACCGGATCGCAGGGCCCTGCAGGTGACCAGAACGTCCTGTTCGTGACATCACTCCCCGGAACGGGGGTCGCTGGCAAGCTCTACGTGGTGACCCAGTGACTCCCAGTCTTCGGTACTGGAACGGAGCTTCATTCGTCTCACCGACATTCAACTACAGCACCGCCCTGCAGTCCCCCAAGTTCGCCTACATCTGGAACGGGACACAGTTCGTACGGGTCTGGCCCGACAGCTCCCCGTTCAGGATCTCGATAACCACAGCGGGAACATTCACCCGCGACCTCCCGGAGTGGTGGAGGGTCGCCGACCTCGTTCTGATTGGAGCGGGAGGCGGCGGTGGTGGCGGTGGGAGTGACACCAGTGGTGGCGGGTTCGGCGGCAACGCCGGGGTCTGGGCCACACGGACGATCACCCGAGGGGACGATGTTCCTTGGAACACACTCTCGCTAGCAGGGATCGTCGGCACTGGCGGAAACGGCGGATCAGGCGGCTTCGGTCCTAACGCAGGAGGTTCCGGGGGATCCACTGCCTGCACCACAGCACCACTAACTGCATCAGGTGGTACTGGCGGTAGCAACGCCAACTACAACGGCAGCGGCGGATTGAACCAGGGACGTGCCCCTGGAGACAAGACCTACAACGGCCAGCTCTACGTCGGCGGTGTTCCTCTCGGAGGGTTCGGAACTGCAGGCGCTCCTCCTGGCTCTGGAGGCAACGGAGGACAGGCCAGGTTCGGCATCGGCGGTCTCGCCGGCGGAAAGGGCGGCGACGGTGCCGCCTTCATCTATGTGCAATAGCCCCACGGGGTTCGGAATGACCCACCGACTGAACGGGTCCACTGGTGTGTAGCTCAATGGCAGAGCACCCGGCTGTTAACCGGACGGTTGAAGGTTCGAATCCTTCCATACCAGCAATGCGCTCCTAGCTCAATTGGTAGAGCAGCGGTCTCCAAAGCCGCGAGTTCCAGGTTCGAATCCTGGGGAGCGTGCAATGCGGGCGGTCCCCTAGCTCAGAGGGGAGCCCCCGCCATTCCCTGTTCGTCTAATCGGTAAGACACCGGGCTCTGGATCCGGTAATCGAGGTTCGAGTCCTTGATGGGGAGCAACTTGACACCCACCACGAAAGGAAACCATGCAAGCTCTGCAAGCCAAGCTCGCGGTCTACGTACTCAAGCAGGCCGTGAAGTACCTGAAGAACCATCCCGACCTGATCCCCGGCGAGGTTGACGACGTGATCGTCAGGGTGCTCGCCAAGGCCCTGGGAGTCTGATGGCCCTCGGAGCGCCGATGGAGAACGGCTGGCCCGAGTGCGACCTGTCGGACTGTGACTACGCCACCGTTCCCGGCACTCCGCTTCGGCTCCCGTTCCGCAAAGGACACCCCTTCGTCATCCTGCAGGCATTCCTGCGGGATCTGAACCAGTTCGTTGAGCCTCTGATGAACGCCCGAGGGGCGACAGACGAGGGTAGCTGGACCGACAACAACTCGGTCTACACCTCAAACCACAAGGGTGCCACGGCTTTTGACTACAACTGGTCGGATCACCCCATGGGCAACGCCCTGGCCGGCTGGCACGGCAGTGTGCTGATCTCCGGTGAGCAGGAGCCCGCTGTGCGGGATCTGCTGCGGTTCTACACCTACCGGGGCATCCAGCTCGTCTGGTGGGGCAACGACTGGTCCTCGCCCAAGGACAGCATGCATTTCCAGATGGGCTACAGCACGGTCAACAACCCGGCCATCGTGCAGGAGTTCATCGGCAAGTTCATCCGCCCGGACGGCTACTCCACGTACCGGCGCGGCAGCTCTGCCGTCGTGCCCACAGAGCTGACGGTGCCGCTGACACCAGCGGCCAACGGCAGGTGGACCTCTCCGAGCCCTGCCTGGGCCCACCTGATCATGCGTGAGTCGGGCGGCAACCCGACGATCATCCAGCAAATCCACGACGTGAACTCGGGCGGAAACGAAGCCGAGGGTCTGTTCCAGATCACCCCGAGGACGTGGAAGGCCCACAACGGCACCGACTTCGCGACCAGCGCGAGGTTCGCTACTCCGCAGCAGCAGGCGATTGTCGCCGCACGCATCATCACCCGCAATCCGAGCGGATCCGACTGGGGCGCAGGACTTCCCGGTCGCGAAGACGCGGCGCAGCTACGTGCGGGGCTGGTGCCCACCCAAACCACCAACGACCCATTGGAGGAACTGATGGCGATGGAAGTCGAGTCGTTCTCGATCTACGCCACTCCCGGTGAACCGAAGATCCCGGTTCACGTCATGATCCAGTCTCTCGACGCCCACGGACCTCACGAGCCGTACATCGAAGAGCAAGCGCGACACGGTGACCGTGACGCGATCTTCCGAGTCGCACGCACTGCCGCAGGCAAGGGCAAGTACGGGGATGCCCCCGGCCCGGTCAAGCAGGCATCTCGGGTTCTCAAAGAGCTTGAGGAAGCCGGCGTGCTCGCCGAATACCTGAAAGGTAACTGATGAATCCCAAAGTCCGGCAGTCGCTTTACTACGTCGGCACCATCGTCCCTGGCGTCCTGGGTATCGCCCTGCTCTGGGGAGGCATCGACGCCGGGGCTGCCGACAACATCGGTCTCGTCGTCTCGGGTGTCCTGAACATCCTCGGTGCCAGCGCACCGGCTACAGCAGCTGTCACGGTCGGCAAGCAGCGCAAGGACGGCACGCTCACCGGATCCCCGGTGGAGTCGGTCGTGAAGGGCGTGGAGCAGGTTCTCGCTGCCCAGCAGACCGCTCAGGCCGAAGTCGAGCAGGTCAGGCAGGCGATTGAGTCGGCAGTGACCGGAGCTGTACCGGCTCTCGGGCCGCTGGCCCAGCAGGTCATCAACAGCGTCGTACCGCAGCAGGCATACAGCCAGCTCTACGACCCCAACACACAGCCGTGGAACCGCTAGGTCTCCACCTTGACACACACCTAGGAAGGAGGCGGGGTGAGCCTCGACAATCACCTACCGGAGCTGGCCCCGTCCCCTCCGCACATCATCGGCCCGACGTGGCAGAAGACCACTGACGGCGAGTGGTACCTCCCCGAGAAGACTCTCGGATGGGGCGTCCTGAAGTGGATGTCCGATTACGTCAATACCCCTGGCGGGCATGACAACCCGGATCGACTCAAGCTCCTGATCGAGCTGTCCGAAGCAGGACTCCTCGAGAACGAGAACATGTTCATCCCCACCAGCGAGCAGGTGCGGCTCGTCCTCTGGTGGTACGCGGTGGACGACAAAGGCCAATACATCTATCGCGAGGGCGTGATCCGCCGACTCAAGGGCTGGGGCAAGGATCCGTTCACCGCCGCGCTCTGTCTGGCAGAGCTGTGCGGCCCGGTGGCGTTCTCGCACTTCGACGCTGACGGCCAGCCCGTCGGCAAGCCGCGCCCCGCAGCGTGGATCACCGTAGCAGCGGTTTCGCAGGACCAGACGAAGAACACGTTCTCGCTGTTCCCGTCGATGATCAGCAAGAAGATGAAGGCCGAATACGGCCTGGACGTGAACCGATTCATCATCTACTCCGCTGTCGGTGGCCGCATCGAGGCCGCAACCTCCTCCCCCGCGTCGATGGAGGGCAACCGCCCGACCTTCGTGGTGCAGAACGAAACCCAGTGGTGGGGCCAGGGCCCGGACGGCAAGGTCAACGAGGGCCACTCGATGGCAGAGGTCATCGAAGGCAACATGACCAAGGTCGAGGGCTCCCGCACGCTCTCCATCTGCAACGCACACATCCCCGGCACCGAGACGGTAGCCGAGAAGGCGTACGTCGAGTGGCAGGACGTTCAGTCCGGGAAGTCCATCGACGCAGGCATGATGTATGACGCTCTGGAAGCGCCGGCTGACACCCCGATCTCCGAGATCCCTTCGCAGAAGGAGGATCCGGTCGGGTTCGAGGAAGGTCTGGAGAAGCTCCGACAGGGACTGTTGATCGCCCGTGGAGACTCCACCTGGCTTCCTATCGAAGACATCATCAAGTCGATCCTGTCGACCAAGAACCCGATCACAGAGTCTCGACGCAAGTTCCTCAACCAGGTCAACGCCGCCGAGGACGCGTGGATCTCCCCGCAGGAGTGGGACCGACTAGCGATGGTCGATCCGCTGTTCAAGCTGCAGCCCAAGCAGAAGATCACCCTCGGGTTCGACGGTTCGAAGTCCAACGACTGGACCGCCCTGGTGGCGTGCCGCGTGGACGACGGGATGCTCTTCGTCCTCAACGTCTGGGATCCGCAGAAGTACGGCGGCGAGGTGCCGCGTGATGACGTGGACGCCGCTGTTCACTCCGCGTTCACCCGCTTCGACGTGGTCGCGTTCCGCGCCGACGTGAAGGAGTTCGAGGCGTACGTCGACCAGTGGAGCCGCACGTACAAGAAGCGACTGAAGGTCAACGCCTCACCGAACAACCCGGTGGCGTTCGACATGCGCGGCCAGACCAAGAGGTTCGCCTTCGACTGTGAGCGTCTGGAAGACGCAGTCATCGAGCGGGAGGTCTGCCACGACGGCAATCCCGTTCTGCGACAGCACGTCCTGAACGCAAAACGACATCCGACTACTTACGACGCCATCGCGATTCGCAAGGTCACCAAGGACTCCAGCAAGAAGATTGACGCTGCGGTCTGCGCTGTCCTCGCGTTCGGGGCGAGACAGGACTACCTCATGAGCAAGAAGGCCCGCAGTGGCCGGGTGGTGGCGATTCGATGACATCGCCGCTGCCAGGCATGGAGGAGATCGCTGATCCTCTAGCCGCCCGAGATCAGATGCTGGACGACTTCGAGAACTCGATCCGAGACCTCGACAGCAACACCAGCTACTACGAAGCAGAGCGCCGGCCTGAGGCCATCGGCGTGACGGTTCCGGTGCAGATGCAGGGCCTTCTGGCTCACGTCGGCTACCCGCGCCTGTACGTCGACTCCATCGCGGAGCGACAGGCCGTCGAGGGATTCCGACTCGGCGACGCCGACGACGCTGACGAAGAGCTGTGGCAGTGGTGGCAGGCCAACAACCTCGACATCGAGGCCCCGCTGGGCTACACCGACGCCTACGTTCACGGCAGGTCGTACATCACGATCAGCAAGCCTGATCCGACCATCGACATCGGCTGGGACCCCAACACCCCGATCATCCGGGTCGAACCGCCTACGCGTATGTACGCGGAGATCGATCCCCGAATCGGCAGGGTCTCCAAGGCCATTCGAGCGGTGTACGACTCAGAGGGCAACGAGATCCAGGCTGCCACGCTCTACACGCCTACCGACACGTTCGGCTGGTTCAAGAACTCTGACGGTGAATGGGTCGACTGGTTCACGGTCACCCACGGTCTGGGCATCGTCCCGGTAGTTCCGCTGCCGAACCGAACGATGCTCTCGGACCTGTACGGCACCACGGAGATCACTCCTGAGCTTCGGTCGATGACCGACGCGTCGGCTCGCATCCTGATGCTGATGCAGGCGACTGCAGAGCTGATGGGTGTCCCCCAGCGACTGATCTTCGGTATCAAGCCCGAGGAGATCGGTGTCGACTCCGAGACCGGCCAGACGCTGTTCGACGCATACCTCGCCCGCATCCTGGCGTTCGAGGACCCTGAGGGCAAGATCCAGCAGTTCTCGGCAGCCGAGCTGACCAACTTCACCAACGCACTCGACAACATCGCCAAGCAGGTCGCTGCGTACACGGGATTGCCTCCCCAGTACCTCAGCACCGCTGCGGACAACCCGGCCTCTGCTGAGGCCATCAGGGCCGCAGAGAGCCGTCTCATCAAGAAGATCGAGCGCAAGAACCTGATCTTCGGTGGCGCATGGGAGGAAGCGTTCCGCATCGCCTACCGGATCATGAAGGGCGGCGATGTGACGCCCGAGATGCAGCGCATGGAGACGATCTGGCGCGACCCAAGCACTCCGACGTGGGCGGCCAAGGCCGACGCCGCGACGAAGATGTACAACGGCGGCGCAGGCGTGATCCCCCGTGAGCGTGCCCGTATCGACATGGGCTACTCGATCCGCGAGCGCGAAGAGATGCGTCGCTGGGACGAGGAAGAGGCCGCTATGGGCCTTGGGCTCATCGGCACGCTGGTAGATACCGACCCGACGGTTCCTGGCTCTCCGAGCCCAACAGCGCCCCCGAAGCCGACTGAACCGGCCCCGACGGGCGGTGAGGAAGCGGCGTGACCCCGGAGGAGTACGCGGCAGCACAGGCCGCGATCACTGCGGGTCTAGCCAACTACGTCCAGCGATTGGCTTCGCTGTTCACCGGTCCAGTTCTCTCTGTCGGTGAGTGGTTGAAGCTGTTGCAGAGCATCTACCCAGAGGTCCAGAAGCGGTACTCCCAGAGTGCCGCACTGGGCCGCACCTTCTACGACTCCCAACGCTCACTCCATCACCCAGAGCTGCCCCGGAACGAGAGGTTCCAGAGCGAGCTGAAGTGGGAGTGGTTCGTCAAGAACATGGAGCCGGCACGAAAGGAGCTGTCGCAGGCCGACTCTCCCCCACATGCCCCGGCGAAACTGGCCTTGACGGCGGTACGCGAAGTGGAGATGGGCGGTCGCCGACAGATCATCGGCGCTGTCAAGAACGACCCTGAGACTCGGATCGTCCAGGGTTGGGCGAGGGTCGCCACAGGTCGCGAAACATGCGAGTGGTGCCTGATGCTCATCTCACGAGGCGCTGAGCTGAATCGCAAGGGCAACTTCGCCTACAGCTCCGCAGAGGCCGGTGGCCTCAACCTCGATGACGAGACCGCTATCGACCTCTGGGAAGAGGCCGGCATGGATCTCGAGAAGTTCCGCGAGTCGATCAAGGACGACATCGAGCGGTGGCACGCAGGGTGCGACTGTCTGGTGGTTCCGGTCTTCGACGTGCAGAACTGGGTAGGAAGAGACGCTGCCCTACGGGCGCAGCAGCTTTGGATCGAAGCCGGTAAGGAAGCAGACGAGCTAATCGCATCCGGCAAGGCCCGCTCCAAGAACACCAACAGGGAGACGCTCAACGCTCTCCGTCGACGCCTTGAACGAGGCGAAATCACTATCCCCACATACGCATTCGCTGCGTAATCCCCGAACCCCAGGTGGGTTCACAACACAGCCCAGGAGGCGAACACACATGTCCGACAACCCCACTCCCGAGACCCCAGAAGGTACGCCGACCCCGGTGGTCGACAAGCCGCTGGAACCGCAGGGCAAAGTCTTCGATGAGGCGTACGTCAAGTCGCTTCGCGATGAGGCCGCTGCAGCTCGCGTGGCGAAGAAGGACGCCGTTGATGCGGCTGTCAACGAGCTGAACCTCAAGCACCAACAGGAGCTTGCGGCTCGCGACACCGCGTACACCGAACTGCAGAACCAGTTGGGCGCTGCATGGATCGAGCTGGAGAAGGTCTACCTCTCCCTCGACGCCAAGGTTCCCAACGACAAGGTCCGGGCCTTCATCGAGATCCTCGACGGTACTGATCGGGACAGCATCGCTGCGAGCGTGCAGTCGCGACTCGAGCTGGTCGGTGGCTTCGACAGCAAGACCCCGAGCCCTGCGTTCGATCCGTCTCAGGGACGCGGAGGCAAGCCGCCTCTGCCCCTCAACGGAGACCCGATTCTCGAGGCGATCAAGTCCGCCGTCGGAATCAAAAAGTAACCCACCCAACACATCTCAAAAGGAGATAACACATGGCCGCAGGAACCGCGTTCCCGGTTAACCACGCTCAGATCGCCCAGACGGGCGACTCGATGTTCGAGGGCTACCTCGAGCCCGAGCAGGCTCAGGACTACTTCGCCGAAGCGGAGAAGACCTCCATCGTCCAGCAGTTCGCGCAGAAGATCGCGATGGGCACCACGGGCCAGAAGATCCCGCACTGGACCGGCGACGTGACCGCCCAGTGGATCGGTGAAGGCGACATGAAGCCCATCACCAAGGGCGACATGACCTCGCAGAACATCGCCCCGCACAAGATCGCTACGATCTTCGTGGCCTCGGCTGAAACCGTCCGTGCGAACCCCGCCAACTACCTCGGCACCATGCGTACCAAGGTGGGCACCGCGTTCGCGATGGCGTTCGACGCTGCGGCGCTCTACGGCGACGGCAGCCCGTTCCCGACCTTCATCAACCAGACCACGAAGGAACTGTCCATCGCTGGTGACACCGATACCACGGTGTACGACGCCCTGGCGGTCGACGGTCTTAAGCTGCTGGTCAACGACGGCAAGAAGTGGACCAACACCCTTCTGGACGATGTCGCTGAGCCGATCCTGAACGGTGCCAAGGACAAGAACGGTCGTCCGCTGTTCATCGAGTCGACCTACGGCGAGGCCGCGAGCCCGTTCCGTTCGGGTCGCATCGTCGCCCGTCCGACCATCCTGAGCGACCACGTCGTTCGCCCGGTCGCGGCTGCCGACGAGGTTGCTGCTCACCAGATCCTGGGCTTCCAGGGCGACTTCCGTCAGCTCCTGTGGGGCCAGGTCGGCGGTCTGTCCTTCGACGTCACGGACCAGGCTACCCTGAACCTCGGCACTCCGCAGGCTCCGAACTTCGTCTCGCTGTGGCAGCACAACCTCGTTGCTGTCCGAGTCGAGGCTGAGTACTCGTTCCACTGCAACGACGCCGAGTCGTTCGTCCGTCTGACCGATCTGGAAGCTGCCTGATCGCAACTTGACACCCACCGTGAGGGGGCCGGCTAACCCCGGCCCTCTTCGGGTGTCTCCGAAAGGACTTCATGCGTATCCGATCCAAGATCACCGGTCGCATCGCGGTCGTCTCCGACGAGTACGGAGAGCACCTGCTCGATGGACGCGGCTGGGAGGCCGTGGAGAAGCCGAAGCCGACTGGCACATGGCAGAAGAAGAAGCCGGCCAAGAAGGCCGCACCCAAGACAATCCCCGCTCCCGCTGAGGAGCCCACCAACGAGGAGTAACCGTGGCCTACGCATCCGCTGACGACGTTGTGACTCTATGGGCTAAAGAGCCTGAGCCCGAAGTGATGACGCTGATCGAACGCCGACTTCAGCAGGTCGAGCGCATGATCAAGCGCCGCATCCCCAACCTCGATCTGAAGGTCGCCGCGAGCGCGACGTTCGAGGCCGATCTGATCGACATCGAGTCCGATGCTGTTCTGCGCCTTGTTCGTAACCCGGAGGGCTACCTGTCGGAGACCGACGGTGTGTACTCCTACCAGCTTCAGGCTGACCTGTCACAGGGCAAGCTGACCATTCTCGATGAGGAGTGGGAGATCCTAGGCGTCAACTCCCTGAAGCGCATGGCGGTCATCACCCCGAACATTGTGTTGCCGACATGAGCGCGAGCGATGCTTTCCCGGCTCCGATCAACTACCCACCCGGCTTCAGGACGGCGGTCACCCCGGATCTGGTGGATCCGAACTTCTGTGTACACGACGCCGATCCTCCGATCTGCAACTGCGTCCACGACTGGCGCATCAACTGGGGCAACACCAAGAAGGTGGCCTCCCGGAACGCGGTGCTCTGATGAGCCTCCTCGACACCGGTGCCCGGTACCAGCCGTGCATCGTCTACCCAGAAGAGCTGGTGATCGACAAGGACGGGAACAAGAAGACACAACCGTCGGATACCGGGATCCCGGCCATTGCCCGATTCCAGGTAGCCAACCAGTCCGGTACGTCGGCGCGACGTGCCGAGCAGGACAACGAGGGCTACGAGTCCGAGAAGGTCTACCGGATGCGGTTCCCACGCTCGTTCACGAAGGATAACGGGATCCTCGGGGCCCAGTCTGAGATCGAGTGGCGCGGACAGAGATGGGCGCTCTTCGGCGACGCAACCATCTACGACTCGTCCCCCGCTCTGTCTCGGGTCGACTACACCATCAAGAGGTTCTGATGGCCAGGGTCTACGCGAAGGCGAACAGCGTTGCTGCAAGGCACAAGGACACCAGGGCGAAGGTCAAGGAGGTCCGCAACGGCGTTACGAAGCGGGCCAAGCGGAACTTGGAGGCAGCTAACAAGACGGGGCGTATCACCGACAAGGACTACTTCCCGGCTGAGATCACCGAGCAGGACGGTGATGTCGACATGCACACAATCCTCAACGCCCCCAACGCGTTAGCGCTGGAGTTCGGCCACCAGCCGTCTGGTGCGTTCGGCCCGGATGGGCGCTTCGCCGGCAGACAGAAGAAGCCGACACCACCCGAGTACATCCTCACCAAGGCCGCGATTGGAGGAACCGTCTCTTGATCTATCTCCCACGTATTCAGAGCGTGGTCGCTCCGATCCTACGGGGCGATCCCCGTCTGGACGGCGTCACGGTCGTGACGTGGGTTCCTGACGTGGACTTCCGAGATTTCCCGATGCTCAACGTCCGACGTGTCGGCGGCATCAGAAACCCGAATGCTCCTGCGATGCACTCGCTTCCGGTGATCGAGCTGACCGCTTATTCCACCGAAGGCCTGATCGAGTGCGAGGAGCTGTACGAGACAGCTCTGGACGTTCTCTATGACGCCGTAAGGAACGGCACCCAAACGCCCGAAGGCTACCTGACCTCGATCTTCGAGACGTTCGGTGCGACCCAGTTCAGCTCCCTCTACCAGGACTCCTGGCGGATCCAGGGGCTGATGCGACTCGGCGTCCGTAGGCCGAGAAGCGACACCTAATCACCAATCTCAAAGAGGGAGAACATAAATGGCTGAAAATGACGACGCCGTATTGACCGCTGCCGTCGGGTATGCGTTCACCGCCGAACCCGGCACGAAGCACCCGACTGCTGCCGAACTCAAGACCATCGACCTCGAGGACCCTTCGTCCTGGAACGTCACCGGAGGCACCTGGACCAGCGTGGGCCACACCAGCCGTGGCACGTTGCCTGAGTTCGGCTTCGACGGGGACGACTCCGAGGTAAGGGGATCTTGGCAGAAGAAGAAGCTCCGTGAACTCACCACGGAGGATCCCATCGACTTCCTGACGATCCTCCTGCACCAGTTCGATGAGCAGTCGCTGGGACTGTACTACGGCCCCAACGCTTCCACGGTCCCCGGCGAGTTCGGCGTGAAGACCGGACAGACCAACGAGAAGGCGGTCCTGGTGGTCATCGTGGACGGCGACATGCGCCTTGGCCACTACGTCGAGAAGGCCAGCGTCAAGCGAGACGCGGCCATCGACATGCCGATTGACGACCTGGCAGCTCTGCCGGTTCGGTTCACCTACCTGGACCCGGATGTCGGTGACATCCCGTTCAAGTGGATCAACGAAGACCTGTTCAACGTCGCCGAAGGCGGCGAGGGCTGATTCAAACTTGACACCCACTCGGGTGTCACCTCGGAGGGGGAGGTTTCCTTGGCGGGCCTGCCTCCCCCTCCTCCCACCATTCTTTGCCCGCCAACACACGAAAGGTTCGCCATGACAAACGTTTTCACCCTTGATGCGCTCCGCGCCGAGACCAAGAAGAAGTACGCCCCGGTCCTGATCGGGATCTCCGATGACCTGGTTGTCGAGCTGAAGCCGCTGCTGAAGCTGGGCCAGAAGACCCGCGAGAAGGTGGTCGATGCCGTCAAGGAGATGGAAGATCTCCCCGAGATCGATGAGGACGACGAGGACGCAGAAGAGATGGCCGAAGAGGCATCGGAACTGGCCTGCGAGGTGATCGCCAAGGTGTTCCGGCTCATCGCCACCCACCCGAAGAAGCTGATCGCCGCCCTGGACGAAGAGACTGATCCGCAGATCCGAGCCGAGCTGTACGCGGCGGTGCTGCGGACGTGGACGCGGGAGACGCAACTGGGGGAAGCCGCGTCCTCGCCGGCTTGATAGACAAGTTCGGCGGGGCGATCCTCGCAGACCTGCTCCAGTACTACGGGGTAGACCTCAGGGACTTGTTCAGCGAAGAGGATCCGATCTCGCCACGGTTCGTCTTGGCTCTGGTGCTCTGCTTGCCGAAAGACGGTGCGTTCTACGCAGAACGTCGCGGTGGGCAGCAGTACCGGGGCTGGGACGAAGACCGATACGGGCTGGCTGACATCTACGACGCCATCCAGGCAGGCAATCACATTCTGATGCTGGCCAATCGCGACCCCAACAAGCCAAAGCCCCAGGCACCCAAGCCATATCCGCGTCCTGAGGACACAGACAAGAAGTCGGCCCCCAAGCCGGGTTCGTTCGCAGCGATGGTTGTCGCAGCGAAAAAGGCTGCGCGAGAACGAAAGGAGCGCGAGAGTGCCTAACAGTGCCGGCGTAGAAGTAGCCCGCATCTCGGTCAAGGTCAGCCCTGACACCCGCCAGTTCCGCAGGGATCTGAAGAAGGATCTCGAAGAGATCGAGCGGTCTATGACGGCGAACGTCGGGGTTTCTGCTGACACCGATCAGTTCCGTAATGATCTGAAGAGGGATATAGCAGAGATCGAGCGGACGACGAAGGCCAACATCGGCGTCAAGGCTGACTTAGACAACTTCCGTGAGGAGGTTGAGGCCAGGACCAAGGGCATGCGTACCAAGGTCAAGGTCGAACCCGATGTCGACCGGGGGTTCTTCAGTAGACTCACAGACAAGCTGTCGAGCATAGACAGCCCATCGTTCGGATCTGGCATCAACCCGGCAGGGTATGGGCTGATCTTCGCCGGGATCCTGTCTTTGGCAGCTCCGTTGATCGGCCTGCTGACTTCGGCACTGCTCACTCTTCCGGGTCTGATCGCGACGGTTGCCACCCCGATAGCGGCTCTGACACTCGGCATAGAGGGCCTGAAGAAGGCCGCTGAGGTTCTCAAGGATCCGTTCGAGGATCTCAAGGCAGTGATGTCTGCCAACGTCGAGGACCAGTTCACTCCGGTGTTCGAGAAGCTCAGAGACATCTTCCCGACGCTGAAGTCGTCGCTGCCGACCGTAACTCAGGGCCTCGCGGACATCGCAAGCGCCATCGTGAACACGGTAACTGCCCCGGAGAACCTCACCAAGATCGATGAGACCATCCGCAACATCGGGCAGGGGTTGACGAACGCCTCTCCCGGAATCGCATCGTTCACCGACGGCCTGATCAACCTGGCCAACAAGTTCAGCGAGAAGTTGCCAGGGATTGTCGACTGGTTCAACGGTGCCGGAAAGTCGTTCTCGGACTTCATCGACAAGGCGAGCAAGGACGGCTCGCTGGGCACGATCTTCTCTGGTCTCGGTGACACGCTCAAGATCCTGGCAGAGGGCCTGGGAGACCTGGCCAAGTCGGGCCTGGAGTTCATGAAGGACCCGAAGAAGGTCCAGGAGTTCAAGGACGGCCTGCAGGACATCGTCAACCTGCTCACGTCGATAGTCGACCTGTCGGCCAAGATCGGATCGGGCCTCAACAACCTGCTTCCGTCGTTCGATACCGAGTCGCTCAAGAAGGACTTACTCACCCCGTTCACGTCGGAAGACGCAGGGTGGCGGGACATCTGGGCCGACATTACGGCCGGCGCTCAGGACGCATACAACCGCGTCACGAGCACGTTCAGCCAAATGGGCTCAGACATCGCCAACGCCTTCTCCTCGGTCGGCTCAACGGTGTCGAACGCCTGGAACTCCGCAGTCGCGGCTGTACAGAGTGCGTGGGAGTCGATCAAGAGCGCTGTCCAGTCGGGCATCGACGCGGTCATCGGATTTGTCGCGAACATGGGTGCCAGCATCATCTCGGCTATCACCAACATCGACCTGGCGGGAGCCGGTCGTGCGCTCATGGATGGCTTCCTCGGCGGCATCAAGGCCGGCTTCGAGACGGTGAAGAGCTTCGTCAGCGGCATAGCCGGATGGATCGCCGAACACAAGGGCCCTATCTCGTACGACAAGGTCGTCCTGATCCCCAACGGTGAAGCCCTCATGCAGGGTCTCGGCAAGGGCATGGAGAACGGCTTCCAGCCGGTTCTCGACCAGGCCAAGGGCATGGCCCAGCAGATCGCCGACGCGTTCGCGTCCGGCCAGGATCCCACGGGTGTGCTCAGCGGACTGAACAAGCAGGACGTGTCCCGCATCGAGAAGACCCTTTCGTTCGAGGCCAAGCGACTGGAGAACCAGGCGAAAGCCCTTGACTACCAGGCCAAGTTGTCTGGAGACAGTGCGCTGAAGGCCCAGCTTAAGGCCCAGGCTGATGCGATCCGACAGAAGAAGGAAGAGCTGTCTCTGCAGAAGGACATGATCGACCTGACCAAGGAGTACTCCGACCTCAGCAGCTCCAGTGGTAGCTCGCTCGAGGAGCAGGCCGGCCATCTGCTGGCCGCACCAGCCGACTTCGCTAAGTCCGTTGGCAAGACGTTCCTTTCGGACATCGGCATCGGCGGCGACGGGTTCCTCTCGAAGGCGCTGACCGAGGGCACGAAGTACATCTTCCAGATCGGTTCCGTCGATGAGGCGCTGTCCATCAAGGACCGCGAGGAGTCGAAGAATGCCCTGTCGGTTGTCGGCAGGCAGTGAACTTGACACCCACCAGGAGGTAAACATTGATCACCGACACCATCGTGGAAATCGAGGGTGTCAATGGTGAGCGCTTCAACTTGACGACCGGTGACCAGGGCATCTACCTGGCCACAGACGTGGAGGGTTGTTTCTACGACCCTCCCGTCAAGGTCGTCTATGAAGAGCCGGGTAACTACCCCGGTGCTCGCTATCTAGGACATCGGGCTCTCAAGCGCGACATCGTGTTCGGCGTTGAGATCCTCAACGACGCGAAGCAAGGCTCCCGGAGCTGGCTCTCGCGAGACAGCTTCTGGCGTAAGGCTTGGGCGTTCAACAGGGACACCAGGATCTTCGTCACCACCCCGGACTCCGGGACGCGCTATCTGTACGTCCGTCTGTTCGAGTCCCCCAAGGTCGAGATGAAGACCGACCCGCGTGGCAACTCCATCAACCTGACGGTGATGTCGTGCATCGCCTACGACCCGTTCTGGTACGAGGACGACAAGGTCTTCTCCGTCAAGACGAAGACCGACACCCGGTTCAGCCCGGTGGCGTTCGATCTTCCTGGAGTGTGGCCGTGGGAGCGGCTGCCCAAGGAGACGCTTCGTATTCGCGTCGACCGGGGCGACGGTGGGCTCAACCCCACCGATCAGTACATCTTCCCGAAGTGGACCGTCCCCGGCTCCACTGAGAAGGTGCCGAACTTCCCGTGGCCGTTCCCTCCGAACATCCCGATCCCGTGGGAGCGTGCGCCTTTCACGCAGTTCGTGATCCCGGACTACTCGTTCGAAGACCCTGAGTTCGCCAACCGCCGGCTGAAGCTGCCGGGGCTGATCTACGGCGAGAACTGTGTCATCAACACCGACCGCCGCGAAGAGCAGATCTCATCTGACTCTGGCTCGCCCGTCTGGGCGCGGATGAACGGTGTGCGGTTCAGGAACTCGATTCCGCCGTACACAGAAGAGGCTGAGTTCGTCATAGAGGCATCGGGGTGCGCTCCGGGCCAGGTGGTAGCCCTGCGGCTCCCAAGGCCGTGGTCGCGCTGCTGGGGGCTCGAATGAGCGGCCTGTTCACCGAGAGTGACGCTCAGGCTCTCTGGGACAAGATCCAGGTTCGTCGTGCCAAGCGCGAAGAGGCACGGCTTCAGCCGGCCGATGTCGAGCTGCGTGATGGCGACTTCCGTCTGCGAGGCGCGGTCGCTGGTGAGCGACTGCTGGAGTGGGAGTTCATCGAGAACGAGACTGGCACCGCCACTCTGCAGCTCTCGCTGGGGCACTACCTCGCCAAGTGGGCGATGAACCACCGTGGTCGAGCAAAGCGCAACGTCATCATCGTCATCGAGAAGCAAGGCGCTCGATGGTCCGGGATGATGGACCACTACCGGGTGGTCAAGACCGACTCCGGGGACCAGTTCCTGGAGATCGTGTTTTTGCACGACTTCGAGCAGACCAAGCATATCCGCGTCTGGTGTAACCCGTTCCTGCGCCCTGAGCTGCAGTTCCCGAAGATCTGGATCATCTTCGGTCCCGCCAAGTGGTGTTTGCTGGTGACCCTGTTCGTCAACCTGCTGCGTCTAGAGACGAGCTTGTGGACGCTACCGGATGATCCAACGGACATCAACGAGTGGATGGGTCCGTCGTTCAACCCAGCAAACTGGCGCAACATCGTGAAGCCGTTCCCGTTCCTCGCGGACAACAGCCCGATCACGATGGTGTTCTCCCGGTTCGGGAAGTTCTACGACGTTGCCAAGCAGATCCTTGACGACCATCAGCTCACACTGACGTGTCGCCGGTACATCAAGGAACGAGATCCGCATCCGTTCGATGACCTGAAGGGCATATGGGGTCTCGATCCCATCGAAGATCTGTTGCAGCTCATACCACTTCGGAATGGCTGTGTCGTCTGGGACATCGAGGACAACTCGGGCTGGGGCACACAGACCGCGTTCGGTGGTTCGTGGCTGACCGGCTTCCTCCGGGCGATTGTCAACCTCGGCAGTGACGGCCAGGTGGAAGGCGTCGACGTGTTCACAGGGGACTACACGTACCCCGGTGAGTACTACTCGCCGTGGTTCCTGGGCACCAGCCCGACGGCCCCGTGGGTCGTATTCGAGGAGGGTCCGCTCACAGGGATCAAGTCGTCGGAGTTCTCGTACTACGAGGCAACTGACACCAGCTTCCTGGCCGGTGGTCAGTCAGCTCCGGGCATCAACGAGGCCATCGCCACAGGCATCAACGTGGGTGGGGACTTCCTCACCTCGCTGATCAACCAGGCACTCGGCGGTCTGGTCGACCTGCCGCCTCTGGGCGGGACGCTGAACTCGATTCTGGAGCCGTTGTATAAGGACACGGTCGGGGCGTTCATGGAGATCCCCACTCTCCGTGCAGCTTCCATCTCCCTGCCTATCGCGGGCTTGGAGAACGTGAAGACCGGCCTTGGAGACTTCCACTACTACGAGAACATGGTCGACAGCGCCATGAAGGCGTTCACCCTGTCGGCGTTCGCAGCCATCGCTGCGGAGATCCACAAGACCCGTGCGCGTACGGCGCACACCCTCAAGGTGTCTGACGCGGCACCGTACATCTTCGCTCCGAAGCCCTACGGGCACTGCTGGATTGGAGATCGCGTCGGCACATCGGTTCTCGGCTACCCGGTCGAGGACCAGTTGTTCGTGGAGCGCATCAAGCGACTCAAGTTCAGCCAGGGGACCGATGGTCCCAAGCCACTGGAGATCGAGATCGGCTACCGCGAACCGAACAACCCCGCACTGCACATCCTCGATGAGATCCGTCGATTCAACGGAGCGATGGGGCAGGCGGGGCTCCTCTAACCGAAAGGCACCGCCATGTCCGCTATCCCAACTCAGGACGATCACGACCCGAACAACCCACGTCAGCACGCTATGTGGGCCCTCCGCAACCTCCCGATGGTTGCAGGAGTAGGGGCGATCACCCACCCGGCCTTCCTGGCCGATTGGTCTGAGCACCTGTGGAAATGCGGATTTCGGCACGTGGACTGGATCCGGGAGCTGGCTGATGAAGACGGGAACGTCAACGTCAGCCGGCTTCCCGCCCAGGAGATTCGTCTGCAGCCGGCCTTCCGAGGCCAGCGCCACGACATGAACCCCGCTGCACGGTGGGCAGAGGAGGGCGCACCCGACCCAAAGCCGGTGCGTATCCCAGACATTCGACAACTGACAGAGCAGGAGAACCGAGCAATGATCGCGCAGTACGTGCGTGACGGGTGGATCAAGGAAGGCTCCCCCGGCCCTTCGGAGGCCGAGGAGTTCAACGGGTGAACACGATCACCCCGTTCAACCCAGACGACTGGAAAGACGTCATCGTGCTGGTCTTCTTCGGCGCGTGTTCCGTTGCTACAGCAGCACTTCCGTTCTGGGCCAAGCTCAAGAAGATCGACACCCAGGTATCTAACACCCACGAAGAGAACATGCGCGACGAGATCACACGTGGGTTCCGAGAGCTACGGGACGACATGAGAGAGGTCCGTGAGGACATCAAGGGGCTCCGCGAGGAGCTGCGTACTGAGCGCATCGAGCGGATCGAAGGAGACCGCAGAAAGGAAGCGGCGTGACCTATCCAAATGATCCACTGCACGCCATCGGATCTGATGGCGCAATAGAGATCGGCGGTGGCGACTTCGGGTACGGGCAGAACTACACAGAGGATCTGGTCAAGGGGCTCTTCCACGTTCCCCTGGCCACTCCCCTGAATGCCGTAGAAGTCCTGACGCAGCAGCTCTCGCGGCTGCCGCTGGACGTACTGAAGTCGTTCAAGAACATGATCCCCGGCACCATCGATGACGACTTCATCGACATCGCCACGTCGGTCGGGACGATCATCGCCAACCTAGCCAGCCTGCCCATCGGGCTGTTGTCCGGGGACTTCGACGCGTGGGTGACCAACACCTTCAACGTCGTGAAGACCGAGCTGAAGCAGATCCTGGAGATCCTCGGTGGCCTCATCGTCACCCCGATCAACGACGCGGTGCAGGCCGTCAAGGACTGGTGGAACGCACTCACCGGCAAGACGCAGCACCTGAACAGCTCCGGAAAGTTGGATGCGGCCAATCTCGTCGGCCAGGTATCCAAGGGAGCGGTCGAGGGACTGGAGAACCTCGTTGAGGACGTTTCTGACGGCTTCAAGAGCATCTGGAACGGGTGGTTCGGCAACAACGGCGGTACCGGTTCTGCTGCTGAGGTTAAGCAGACGATGGAGGCCATCAAGAACGCGGTCGCCGGCGGATACACGATCTACACGTTCACCACGTCGGACCCTGCCTGGGTTCTTCCCCATGACGCTTCTCTCGGAACTGGCATCGTCATCGGTGGTGGAGGCAAGGGCGATACCGGTGGTTTCGGAGCTGGAGGCCGGCTAGGCGGTCTCGGAGGTAGCAGCGGAGGGTACATCGCGCAGGATCTCGACTTCACCGGTCTGACACCCGGCGTGGACACCCTGGCCATCACGGTAGGTGCTGGGGCTACATCTGCCGGCGCTGACGGACAGCGCAGCTCTATCGTCGCGAAGACCGGCACCCTGCTGCAGTCCATCCCCAACGTCAACGGGATCTCGGACCTTCGCGGGTTCATCGGCACCACCTCGGCCCCTGGCCGTGGAGGAAGGGGCGGCAACGCCGACCACAGCGCAGGGACCGTGACCCAAGGTGAAGACGGGCAGAGCACGAACGCGGTAGGTGGCACTGGCGGCGTTTCAACCGCCTCCCCTGGCACAGGTGGTCGCGGCGGCGACGGCGGCGACGGAGACGTTGCTTCCCCGGTGAAGTTCGGTGGCGCAGGCGGCGGTGGTGGCGGTTCGCGACTGAACCCCTCGGGTCTGCAGAGCTCTACCGGTGGCCGTGGTGGCGACGGAGGGTACCCAGGCGGCGGCTCTGGTGGCGGCGGCGCATGTTCCGGCGGCAGCACATCCTCGGTGACCCCAGGCTCCAGCGGCACAGCCCCTCCTGGCCTCGTCGTCCTCTTGATCAAGTAAGGAACACACATGCTCACAGCGAAGCGAGTAGACCTCGGAGGAATCTGGCCTCCGGGGACCCGGCACTATCAGATCAGCGACGGACGGTACTTCGCCGTCATCGTTGACGACGCATCCGAACTCATCAACAGGTTCGTCAACCCAGTCGGCCACCACGCGGTGATCGTCTCCCCCACGGTGATTGTCGAGTGCGACGAGCACGGCCAGGCGACCAGCATGGAACGGCTGCACACGCTGATGTCCAGCACCCTTCACGATGAAGCTCTGGCCCAGGCCGGCTACACCGTAGTTTGACCAGAATTCCCCCCGCTTCGGCGGGGGGTTTTTTGCGTTTGGCGCGAAAGAGTAGCGTCGAGTTCTTGAAGCCCATCGACCGGATGTCTCCCCGCGAGCGAGAGCACCTGATCCGCGAGCTGGAGATCGAGCACCGGCAAGCCGTAGCTGGTGCCGCCCGTATCAAGCGGGAGATCCGCTCCCTCACAGACCTGTTGCAGCAGGCTGAGCGTCGCGTCCGTGAGCTGGAGGATGGGATCTCTGTCCTGCGGGACAACTGAGTTTCGTCACTGTGACGCATCCTCTCGGTGGAAGATGGGTGGTGAGGGTGAGCGTGGCTACCCCGCTACGTAAGTAGACAGGGTGTGCCCTCTCGTATGGAGCCGACGGTATGGAGCCGGGATCGCGGAGGGCCACAGGTCCGGGAATTACTCGGACCCACAGGCCGGGATGCTCACGGTCATCGCTACGCTGCCACGCGTCCCCCGGTCGGGCTGTCCTTCTAGGTAAGCCGGGGTGAATGGGCCGTGATCGATCATGTCCAGGTTTTCTGGACATGAGTACTACTGCCGCTCTAACCGGCGACGACCGCGTTGGCAAGACGCGTCACCCGACACGCTTCGGGCGCAGAGCACCATCAGAGGTGCTCCGCTGTTATGATGGCGGTACACCTCATCCGAGAACCCCCGTAGCCCTGGCAGGCTGTGACCGGGGGTCTTCTCTTTTCTACCTCGAGTAACTCCCCTACCTCGGTAACGCGCCGATATCGGCGTGTCGTCTTGCCAGGTCAAAAGTCCTCGAGTACTCGAGTCCTCAAGTTCTCTAGTCCTCGGAGTGTCGAGCCCTCGACTATTCGAGGAGTCGAGTAATCTGACTTCCATGACAACGATCTCGGTGGTTCACACGAAGGGCGGCGTGGGAAAGACCACGACTGCGATGTATCTGGCCACGGCAGCCGCACGAAGCGGCGTAGATACTGTGGTGGTCGACGCCGACCCGCAGAAGTCCGCATCGAAGTGGGTGAATACCGCCGCTGAGCGCGGGATAGGAATGCCGTTCGAGGTTGTCGACGGCTCAGACAGACTGGTGCTCCCCGACAAGGAGCTGGTGCTTGTAGACACCCCGCCTGGTACGTCTGATCTGATCCAGCAGGCGATTGCCGGCGCAGATCTGGTGATCATCCCGTGCGGGGCTTCGCCCATCGAAGTAGAGCGTGTGTTCCCGACTCTGAACCTGACGGTCCAGGTGCCGTCGCTGGTGCTGATGACCCAGGTGGATCTCAGAGCCAAGATGGTGGACCGCGTCAGGGGGATGTTCAAGGCCAGGGAAGTTCCGGTGTTCAACACGATGGTCACCCACAGGCAGTCGATCAAGAAGTCATTCGGGACGATGCCAGTCGACCTAGAGGCGTACTGGGATGTGTGGGGAGAACTGGAGGGAGTGGTTGTCGGTGTCTGAGCTGAGCCCACTGGAGCAGGCGAAGAAGAAGGCTGATGAGGCCAGGGCCAAGGGCATCAAGCCGAAGAAGGCAAACGAGATTCTTCGGAGAGGGCCTGAGATGGTCACGTTGGGCATCTACCTGCCGAGGACCACAGTGGTGGCTCTCAAGCGTCTGGCGTTCGAGGAAGAGACCTCGGTGAGCGCGATCATCGATGAACTGGTCGTGCCGAGAATCAAGGAGGGCCCTCGGCCCAAAGAACCTGAGTATCCAACATTCGACCTCTAGAGGATTCGAGGACTCGTGGATTCGAGTCCCCGAGTATTCTAGTAGTCGAGTCCTAGAGGAATCGAGGAGACTTGACCAGGTATGTTGTCACCGCGAGGTTGTTGTTCAGCTCCAGGGAGGCAGCGCTGATGGCAGCTTCACAGATAGACGAGAACGACTACGAACGAGGTACACATGACCGGATCCAGTTCGACGGACTGCTGGCCTCTGAGGCGGTGGTCGAAGAGATCTAATACATAGGTTGTCTATGTAGTTAGAAGGCACAAAAAAAGGCCCCGGAAGAGCCAGGCGAAATGCCCAGCCCCTCCGGGGCGTTTTGTCACTGTGACGAATCTGGTGTGACCACACGCTCGATGCCGACAGCGTGGATCAGCTTCTGACATCCCGCGCATGGATCGCGGGTGATGTAGAGCGTCGCTCCGATGAGGTCTTCTCGGTCGCAGTACAGCAATGCGTTGGCCTCAGCGTGGACGGCCACACAAGCGGTGGGACCGCTGTCATAGCCGCTAACTCCCGGCTCAGCCTTCGAGAGCCTCCGAGGGCACGCCGCACATCCTGGTCGATTCGTCGGCGCACCGTTGTAGCCCGTCGCACGGACTCGTCGGTCCTTGACGACGACTGCACCAACCTGGCTTCGTTCACAGTCAGACCGCGTGGCTGCGGCCCTCGCGATGTTGAGGAAGTACTCATCCCAGGTCGGCCTATCCAATCTGGGCCTCTAGTTCCCGGATCTGCTCCTTCAGCCCCTGGTTCTCCAGCAGGGCCTCAGCGAGCATCCCCTGAGCCCGGTCGTTCTCCTCGTCCTTGCGGGTGGCTTCATCGATGGCCTCGTGCAGCCGACGGATGAGATCCGGCAGCGCACCGTGGATACCAGCGACGAAGTCGGCGTTGGCCTCGTTCTCGAACAGCCCTACATCGAGCTTCTTGCCGCCCTCCTCGACGGCCCGGACCATCCACCGGGCCCCTGAGTAGCCGTTACCTGTTCCCCAAGGGTTGTACTCCTCGACAACCCAGTAGCCGAACTCAGCCAGCGTGGTCTTCGACCACTGCTGGTAGAGGATGTCGAAGAAATCGTGGTCCTGCTCGTCTGTGTCGATCACAGGCAGTACTCCTTCATGGTTCGGTTGATTCTCACGTTGGCCTCGTAGTAGGAGAGGCGGATGTCGACCTCGATCTGGCTCCACCTGGCCATGTAGGAAGCCATCCGACTCGGGGGCCGGTCCCCCTCGAACGTCACGCTGTTGACGAAGAAGTCGACCGTCAGCGTGTTGATGCTGTCGTAGCCTCCGGGTTGGAACGAGATCCCGTCCTCCGCGATGTGCCAGGGCAGCTCGTGGCCGTCGAAGAAGACGGCCCGGTCGGTCACCACCACGTCAGGGGACGTGTACTCAGTCATGACCATCCCCGATCACGTATCGGATCGGAGGTGCCGTCACGTAATCCTTGATGGTCCTCAGCGATTCAGCGATGTCGATCAGCGCGTACGCTTCAGCATCCGACAGCATTCCTACTCGGTTCTTGGCCTCGGCCAGGTAGTCCCTCACCATGTGCTCACCCGGACCCACATCACCTTCCCGCGATACAGCTTGATAGTGGTGCCGATGATGTTTTCCATCAGGTCGATGGGCATCTGCGTACCCGACTTGATGATCGTCCGGTGAGCACGTGCTCCCTCGAACAGGTCGGCGTCCCCGACGCCGTAGGCGACGTAACCATCCAGGCCGAGATCCTTCGCCAGTTGCTCTGCCTCCGTGTCGGTGTCAGCGAATACCGCTGTCCACGTTGACGACCTCATCGGGGCCCCTCGATGGCGAGCTGCGCCCTCAGCGCTACCGCCTCGGTCTGGATGGCCACCATGTTATGTAGGTGGTGGAACGTGTGGGACTGCTTGAGCGTGTGGTGGAACGGGACGATGATCTCGGGGTTCCTCTCCACTGCCCGGTAGAACTCGTCCTTCGTCTCCCTCTTCGCGGAGTCCAGACCTACGTTTGCCAGGAACTCCGCCGTGAAGAACACCATCATCGAGAACCTCTCCCCGAACTTCATCGGCGACCCAGGTACGGGATGATGCTGGCTCGGAACTCCAGGTAGACGCCTGGTGGGCGTCCCTCGGGCACGTCGGCGGTGTACACGCCGATCTCATCGCCCTCGATGGTTCCCAGCTTGGCGAGCTTGCTGATAGCAAGCCCCATCAGATCCTCGGTCAGCCCACCGGGGGCGGGCAGTACTACTTTTGCCTGTGGCATGTTTCTCCTTCGTTGGGTGGGTGTCTAGTAGTCAGCGCCGTAAAGCGATCCCCAGGAACGCTTTCCGACCTCCGGGTCGGTGCCGATCATCACCGGACCCATTTCCTCGGCCATCAGCCGGCCGATCTCAGCAGCGCCCCAGTCCGCCTTCTCAGCGGGGATTGAAGCGACGATCTCGTCGTGGATGGGCAATCGGATGTACGGGGTGAATCCGGCCTCGTGGAGGCGAATCAGAGCCCTGCACGTCACGTCACGCGAACTCGACTGGATCATGTAGTTCAGCGCGGAGTAGGTACGTGAGCTGTCGACCGGCAGTCGACGCCCCATCGGGTTGATGATGTACCCGTTGCGGCCCGCTTCGCCGGCCAGCTTCTTGCTCAGCCGTGCCACTCCTGGATACGTCCGTGCGAACGCATCGAGGACTCGCTTGGCCAGGGCGAAGTAGATCTCCTCCTTCTCGGCCAGGGTCTTCGCCCCGCCGCCGTACACCGTCAAGAAGTTGGCACGCTTGCCGACCTTCCTGGCCACTCCCGCTGCGTCAGCGGTCATCTGGTGAAGGTCCGCGCCGTCCTTGAACGCCTGGATCATCGTGGGGTCACCAGACAGTGCTGCGAGCACCCTCAGCTCCTGCGTCTGGTAGTCCACCGACGCCATGACGTGCCCGGGCTCCGCTACGAAGCACCGACGCACATGCCAGTCGTCCTTACCAGCAGGGAGCGTCTGAGCCGGGATACCGGTGATCGACATACGCGACGTACGCGCCTGAAGCGGGTTGATGAAGGTGTGGCACCGGTCGTTGGCATCACGCTCATCGAGGAACGTCTGGACCCAGGTCTTCCTCCACTTCCCCATCTTCTTGGCCTCGAAGACGACAGCGGCAAGCTCGTTGCCCTCATCGATCAGTTGGGTCAGCAGGGCCTTGTCGATCTTTGGCTTGCCCGTGTCGGTGAACTCGGTGACGACGAACCCGAACTCGTCTTCCAGAGCCTCAGCGACATCCACAGCAGAGTTGACCTTCTCGACGCCGTACTTTCCCAGTGCGACTGCCTCCCAGAGTGTTTGCTCTTCCAGCCACTTGTCGCTCAGCGCCTGCGTGTAGTCGATGTCGAGCAGGAACCCCTTGCGGTCGATGTAGCTGCAGATCTCAGAGATCTTGTGCTCGTACGGGACCAGGTCCCTACTCACGTCGGGCACCAGCTTGACCAGGTGACGGCAGACCCGCGAGGTGAAGATCGTGTCCATGCCGGCGTACTTCAGGTACTCCGGGTGCCACAGATCGATGATCTTCCAGATCTTCGCCTTGGTCGTCTTGTGCTCCTGGGCCAGCTTGACCATCAGGCCCTTCACGTCCTTGGCCTGGTCCTTCGAGATGAACGCAGCGATCAGTTCTTCGAGGGAGTGACCGAACCCGCCAGCCTCGAAAGGCCGGGGGTCCACCAGCTTGGCCAGGATCTGCGTGTCGAGGATCTTCGGCCAGAGATCCTCCATCTTGATGCCCATCGTCTGATCGAGCACCTGCAGGTCGTACGACGCGTTCTGCATCACGATCTTGTCGAGATGCTCCAGCGCCAGACGAGTCTCATGCTGGAGCTGTGTCGGACTCTCATCCACGGGCAGCACCCACGCTTCGTCCTGGTTTCCGAACTGGACTAGCCTGCAGCGGAACTCGGGGCTGTAGATGTCCAGGCCGGTCGTCTCGGTGTCGACGGCCAGGCAGTGCTTGTTCGCCTTGATGAAGTCGCGGAAGCCCTCAAGGTCTTCGGGATCCTCAACTACGTTGATGGTAACGAGGTCACCTCCGACCTCGTGCTCCAGCTTGATCATTGTTCTCCTACAGGTATGGGTTGGGGGCAGACATGCTCCGCTTGAGTGCTTCGACCATCGGATCTTTTCGGGCCTTGACCAGTTCTGATGCGTGCTTCACCAGCTCGATGGCCTCGTCCTGCTGTAGCCCCTCGAAGGTCAACTGGAGCTGACCGTTCGGGGTGCTGTCGGTGAGTAAGAACTTCACGCGTACGGATTCCTCTCTACAGACGCCTTGGAGTAGTGCCGAGCTTTGTGGTCGGAGTGGACCACAGGACCACAGACTCCCTTGTGGGCCTTGCCATCTGCGTAGAACAGGACACCGATGAGGTTCTGCTGCCAGAGCGACAGCGTCCCGGCTTCTCCTCCGATATCGACGGAGGCGGTGTCTGTAGCCCCCTCGTACCGGACGGTGCTCTCGTCTACGTCAGCGATCTCGCTCATCAGATCAATCGCCTTGCGGCGCAGATTTACTCCCTGCACATCGATTGGAAGAGCGTTGTCGATGGGCTCTGCGATCAGAACTCGGATTCGATCAGACATCAGTGGTAGATCCCCCTCACGGTGCGAGAAATGGTTGCCGGGTTGACGCCGTAGTTCTTGGCGAGCTGCTTCTGGGAAGCGCCGCCGTAGTAGGCATCTCGGATGTCGCGGACCTCTTGGGAGGTCAGCTTCTTTCGGTTCGGACGCTTCGGCCCACGCTCAGGCTGGACCTGCACCAGCGCCCTGCCGAACAGCTCGTTCTGTGAACGCTGCTTCATGGCGTAGAGACGGTTTTCTGCCAGAGCCTCGTTGAGGCGGTCAGCCAGCTTCTTGTTGGACTCCCGCAGCGTGGCCGTCTCTGCTCTCAGCTCGATGTTCGCCTTGCTTGCCACGTGGATCTTGGAGCCGGCATCGTCCAGCTCCTCGATAAGCTCGTTGATATGCCCCCGAGCTTTGATCAGCTCTGCCTTCAGTTCCTTCTTCCGCATCAGCGATGCCGCCTTTCTTCCAGCCACTGCTGGGTCTCTTCTGCACTCATGTAGTAGTACTCAACGACCTTGTCCCAGTTGAAGATCCGTGCTGTGAGATCCTCGAAGATGACCGTCAGCGTTCCCTCCTGGGTGTCGAGAACGGGCTCTCCAGCCAAGGTGGTCCTGCCGCGCTCAGTGGTGATGACAGTTGCTCGTCGTTCCATGTCAGCCTCCGTAGCTGTAGGGCTCGGACGGAAGATCCTGATAACAGTTGGGAGCGATCTCCCGGAGCTGCCGCAACAGCTCTCCGGCCAGTTCCCTGATCTCTGCATCCGCTGCTTCGTGCCAGCGGTTCTTGATGACGTAGCGCCAGGCGCGGTGGTTGCCGGTGACGACCATCGGTGAGTTGGTCATGTTCGGCAGGACAGCTCGCGCCGCTTCGCGAGCCTGCTTGCGAGGCAGGCCGGCTTGCTCTAGCGCTGCGTGGATTCTCTCGTAGGCCGCTGTGGCGTCCTGCCAAGCGTTTTTTAGACTGCTGTCGACCTGAACGAATTCGTGGTGAGGCAAATCAGCGATAGCTGGAGGTCGGTGAGGTAGGCCTACCTTCGTCGGGTCGACATACCGTTGGGACACAACCGAGAACGACAGGTGGCGGTGACGCTCCAGCTCGGTCAGCACCGACCGGCTGGCCTCGATGTAGAACGTCGCCGTGGCGTGTTCCAGCACCGACTCATGCCCGACCTGCAGGATGTGAGCGAGGTAGTCCTCGTTCTCCCTGGTAGCCGGGTTGGGACGGTGGAAGCTGCGGTAGCAGTTCCTACCTGCGAACTCCGCTAGTTCGTCGTGGTCGTAGTCCCCGAACTCCCCGTTATCGTCGTTGACGACGTAGGGGTGGGGCTCATACCCGATGCCGCGCAAGGCATCTGCGTCGATCTGTGTCGCCGCGATCAGTTTGGCTTTCATACTCTCCGCTCAGAGTTGTTGTGGGTGTTGAGAACTAGGTCAGCTAGAGAGCAGGGAAGTCCGTTGCCCCGGTTAGCTCGTTACCGGCTTCTCGACCTAGGTCTCAGTGGGTGTCAAGTAGCAGTGCTAATTCTTGTCGTTCAGGTACTGCGCCTTGCACTGCTTGTCGCGAGGTGCGGTGCAGGAGAACAGCTTGTAGGGGTTACCGGCCTTGGAGATACCGGACTTATACACCATCTCGCCGTGCTCACAGAACCGCTTCTCACCGTTCGGTGCCTGAGTTGCACCCTGCGGGGCACGGGACTGCTGTCCACCACCACCGCCGCCGCCGTTGGCCGGCTTGCTAGCGGTTGGCGATGCCGAGCCGTACTGGCTGGCGATGAACTGCACTCGATCCATCAGTTCCTTGAACTTCGGGTCGTACAGCTTCTCGTGAACCTCAGCCGCGTCGGCACCCTTCACCACAACCCACGGATCGGAGTACTGACCGCCGAACTTGAACGTCGCAGAGACGCCGTCAGTAGAGTGCTGAACCGAGACCGACTCCCTGGCAGCCGAGACAGCGGCAGGAGCCTGAGCCGGGGCCTGGGTGGGGACGGTCTGCTGCTGAGCCTCGTCCTGCTGAGGAACATCGGCGGTGGCGGGGGCAGTGGCGAACGGATCTTCGTAGGACAAATTGCTACCTTTCTTGTTGGGACACAGCGTATTTGCCGTGCTTGTAGTTGTAGTGCTCAGTTCCTGACCGAACCCAGTGGCGACCTCTTTTTGTGCGGTCGTCCACGTTCTGTTGTTGAGTGCCAAGCTCAAGATGATCCGGGTTGCAACACTTAGGGACATCGCACTTATGTCGGACCACAAGACCGGGTGGAACATCTCCCACCCAGCACTTGTATGCCGCTACGTGAGCCCCTATGGACTGCCTAACATTGTTGCCTGGCTTGATCTTTCCGTACCGTTCCTTTGGGCACCCTTGGAAGATCCAGCAACCGTTTTCATCTTCAACCAGTCTCCGCTTCAACCGCACCTCAAGTGGGATGACCGGATAAACCATCAGCGAATGGGGCAAGCCCCGTTGGCACACGACTCATCGATCCCGTCCGATACAGACTTAGCCTGTGCCGCTTCGTATTCGGCCTTTGTAAGGCGCTCATACGGAGCCTGAGGGAACGACTTCTCCGGGAACAAAGTACTGCCTTTTATGAGGCCCGAGAACTTGACGAGCACATCCGCAACATCGGAGGGCCCGTACACACTCGGCTCGACGTTCGCGGTGAACGACACCGCGTTGTCTGCCCAGCACGTCTGGTAGAGCGCCTGGAAGGCGATGAGCTGGGTGAGTGTCAAGTCGTCAGCCGACTCAACGATCTCCTCGCCATCACGCCCGTACAGGTCGACCACGGCCTGAACCAAGGTGTCCTTGGTCGGGATCGTGACCACCGAGGTGTTCGGTGCGAACAGGTCGTCCTCGATCTCGTAGCCCTGGGTGTACATCTCCATGAGCTGTTCGAAGTCGGAGACCTTGTTGAAGCGGATGCGCCGGTTGAAGTACTTGGCGAAGATCGGATGGATCCCCTCCGAGACGCCGGCCAGCTTCGCCACCGTGCCGGTAGGCGCGATGGTCCTCTTCTTCACCGGAACCGGGATACGCAACTGGTGTGCGTAATCCTCGGCTGCCTTATCGACCTCAGCGGCCATCTCCCGCAAGAAACGGGTGAACCGCTTGTCACCGGGTGCCTGGGAGTACTTCCGCCCTGTGAGGGCCAAATAGGAGGCAACTCCGAGGTGCCCGACGCCGATGCGGCGGTTACGGTCCAGAACCTCTCGGCTCTTGGGGTCCGCGACCGGACTGAACGTCGCCCTGATCAGGAACCGCGTCATCAGGCGATGGGCGCGGATCAGATCGAGGTAGTCGGTCTTGCCAGCCTCGGTGACGAACGCGGCCAGGTTGATGTGGCCGAGGTTGCACGGTTCCCACGGTTCAAGCGTGATCTCACCACAGGGGTTCGTACAGACCACCCTGTTGGGTTCCCCGACGTTCGACAGCGAGCTGTCCCACATCCCAGGTTCGCCGTTGCGAACGGCTCCCTCGGAGAGGGCTTGGAGCACCCTCTTGACTCGGTACTTCTGGCACGCAGGCACAGAGCACGCCTCGAAGTGCGGTGCCCTGGTTGCCTCCCAGAACTCGTCGTCCACCTCGACCGAGATGTTCGTTGTCCAGTGAGATCCTGAGTCAGCTTTGCAGTCGATGAACTCCTCGATCTGAGGATCATCCCAGTGCATCATCGACATCCGAGCAGACCGGCGAACACCGCCGGCTACCACACACGAAGCGATGGCGTGATCGATCTCCATCGCGGTGATGCCGTCGACCCGCTCGTCGTTGAGGGCGAGGGGGCTGAGGATGTTGCAGACCTGGATCAGCATCTGAGCGAACGGCAACGGGCCGCTCGCACTTCCACCGAAGGTCTTGAGCTTCGCGCCCTCGGGGCGCACCCGAGACACGTCGTAGACCCGCTGGTAGTGGGACACGTCCTGGCGGTAGTGGGTCTGGATCAGATCCACCAGAGCCGCAGCCCAGCCTTCGCGGCTGTCCTCGACCACGAACGCACCGGCCCAGTCCGGGTCGTACTCCGTCGACAGGACACCTGCGGACTTCATCGCCTCGTAGTCGGGATGGTCCTCGTCGCAGACGATGTGGACGTACAGCTCCTGTGCCACCGGCCCGTACTGTTTGAGGTAGTGGTTCGAGTAGTTCGCCCCGACTCCCCCTCCCTCCATCAGACGCATGAACGTGAACTCGAAGTGATCCTCGATGTTCTCTGGCCAGCCGGCCACCCAGCAGTTGAACAGGTGCTGGGCGTTCTTCACGCCCGACGCCCAGAGGTGTCGTCCAGCGGGGAGGATCTTGAACTCCGACATCAGTCGGATCAGTTCTTCACGCTCACCAGGGTTTTGGTACCGTTCGGGTACCAGAGCCAGGTTTCCGTCAACGACACGTACGACGGTCTCGGGCCAGATCTCCTTGGTCCCGTCAGGCTTGGTCCTGGCGTAGGTTCGGTTGTAGACGAGTTCTCCGGTTGGTCCCCAAGGGATTTCGTCAGTCACTGCTTCCTTTCTCCATAGCCGGGGGTGTAGCTCCCCCCGACGTACATCTCCAGATCGTCTTGCGGCCAGTTCCCGATGAGCATCGGCTTCTCGTTCGGGAACAACTCAGGAGCAACCTGAGCCCGGTACATCTCTGAGCGAGGAGTCCCGTTGAATCCGCCGTCGAACAGATCGATCACGCTGCCGCCTCCGTGGCCACGGCCTTCTTGGTGATCTTCACTGGGCCAGCCTTCGGGCTGGTCCCCTTGCTACCCTCGTCCCATCCGGGCACTCCCTTCCTCGGGCCTTTATCAACCCAGCCCTTTCCGAAGTTCTCTCTCACTTCCAACCTCCTGCACCGAATCCGATGCCCATAGCTCCCTCGACCCGCTTGGTCTCGTCCCAGTCGGAGTCCTCGCCGTCGTACTGTGCTCCCGAGAGCCTTTGTGCCGTAGCGGTTGTGATCGCCTTTCGGCTACCTGGGCCGTCATCGCGCTCCATCGCCCTTCGGTTATGGACACGGTTCATGGCCGTCACCAAGGCCGGTATGGCGTTCTTCAGCGCATCCTTTTCCTGCTGGTTCTCAGGGATCTCACCGTCAACGAATCGGTGCAGGATCGCCGCGTGGTACTGCGGCGCGATCTCCCAGATGGCTTCCTCGATGTCGATCTTCTGCGACTTGAACGACTTCTGGTCAGGGTCCAAGATCCCCTTGGCCAGAAAGTCTTTGACCTCTTTTGCCGAGTAGTAGTAGGAGCCCTTGTAGTAGTCGTAGTTGTCTCGCTCCTGGCTAGCTAGCTGGTGGCCCATGCCGACCAGTGCCCGGTACTGGGCCTTCGACTCCATGTCGCGTACCTTCAGCAGCGACGTAGGCCGCTCCCACAGGTGCAGAGAGATCGTCTGCTCTGCGTCATCGACATCGATGACCCCCGGCCATTGGAAGGCAACTGATTTCGCTGCCCTCTTGATGGTCGGAAGCAACGCGGCCAGCGCCGCGCTGTGTTCCTCCGTCCGCTTGATAGTGGGTGTCAAGTTCTAGACCTTCCAAATTTCGCCATCGACCGCGAAGCGGCCATTCATGATCGGGACAACCTCGGGCTTGACGTACGGCCCATCGACCGTCAAGATTCCGAATCCCTGCTGCCAGTTGCCGGTTCCACCCTTGAGGTAGGACGCCTGCTCCATGTCCATCAGGTTCCCGACCTCGAAGCCGGTGACCTGCTTGCCGACGACAGAGCCGAACCCGAACGACTCGGTGATCAGACCGAGGCGGTGAGTGTGGCCCATGACGACCGACTTGTTGAATCGCTTGGCACCGTTGAGTGCCGTGGAGCCTGCGATCCGGGCTATGCCCATCTGGCCACGGTGACCGTGCGTGGTGACCCAGCCTGGAGCGAACTCGTTGAACTCCGGGAGCAGCTCGATCCCGAACCCGTCGAAGTCCAGCAGGTGCTTGATGTGGAATGCACCCTCGAACTCGGCCAGGGCCGGCGCGTACTTCGTGAGGTACTCGCGTGGCCGCAGGTCGTGGTTGCCCTCGTGGACACCGATAGGACCGCTGTAGACCTTCCGCAGAGGCCCGAGGAGGCGCTTCTTGGCCTGCTCGTTGTGCTCCATCATCACCGGGTAGAACTCCTCGGCAGAGCCCTTGCTCCAGCGAGCTGGTGACGGGTAGTCCATCAGGTCGCCGATGTGGATGACCTCGTCAGGCTGCCAGTCCCCGATGAACCGCACGACGGCCCGAAGCAATCTCGGGTCATCGAACGGGATCTGCGTATCGGGGATTACGACGATGCGCTTCGTCACTCGGCCACCGGAGGGGTGGTCGTGAATGGGCCCCACTCCGCGTAGGAGGCACCGCCCGGACCTTCACCCTCCCAGGTGCTGTCCACGTCGCCGTCCTCGAACGCGTCCCTGTCCCACGCAGTGGTACCCACGGGGATCTCATCTAGGCCCTGATACCAGACCGGCGGGTACCGGTCTTCCTTCGGGAGCTGCATCTTCTCGATGACACCCGCGTAGCCGGCGATGTCGGTGACGGTGTCCTCGTGGTAGCCGTTCTCCATGAACCGTGCGATCTTCAGCAGGATCATCATGACGGCAACGTCTTCGGGCAGGAACTCCTTGCCGGTGTATGCCCCCCAGAGCTTCGCGATGCGCTCGTGGTTCTCTCGCGCGTCACCGTAGTCCTTAGCACGCTGGCCGTTGATGATGGTCTCTGCAGTGGTGAGGATGCTCACTCTTCGTTTTCTCCTTCTTCGTATACGTAGTCGTGGATGCCATCGAACAGCGTGTACTGTTCGTGTCCGTCCCAGTTGATGTAGCGATCTCCGTGCATCAGATCCTTTCCAGCAGAGCGTCTTTGCCCTGAGTCATCACCAGCGAATTCACGTCCTCCCCGTCTGGCATGGGGATGATCCGTGCGTTCGGCAGCGTCTTCGCCACCGACTTCGCGAACTCCATGCCGGCGTCGTCGCCGTCGGCGAGGATGTTCACGTTGCGGTACCCCAGGAACAGCTCCCGGAAGTGCGGCTTCCACTTCTGAGCCCCCGACAGTCCAACTGTCGGAATACCGCACAGCTCAGCGGTGATCGTGTCGAGTTCGCCCTCGCAGATCGCCATGTCCTTCGAGTACCGAGCTAGAGCGACCGTGTTGTACAGCCGGTCCTTCTCACCTGGCATCGAGAGGTACTTAGGCGTACTGCCGTCGAGCTTTCGATACCTGATCGCTGCTACCGACCAGTTGCGCCAGGGAGACCAGCGCATGTACGGGATCGCGAGGCATCCCCGGTAGTACTCATGACCAGGGAGTGGATCTTCCACGTACCCCAGACCGAACTGTCGGACGCGATGCTCCGGTAGACCGCGACTCTCCAAATACGCGGCGGCTTGGCTTCCGCTGAGGCTTTCTCGGTACCGGGTTGTAGCCGTCCACAGATAGTCCCTCTGCGATTCGGTTAGCTTCTGCAAATGTCACCTCCTCTTCGTGTCGGATGATCGAGATCACGTCGCCCCTGACTCCGCAGGCCAGGCAGTTGAACCCCTGAAGGTCGTAACTGACTGCGGCAGAAGGCGTCCCGTCCCCGTGGAATGGGCACAGGCAGCGGTTCCACTCTTGGTGGTCTGGCGGGGCTTCCCAGTCCGGGTAGTACCGCTGGATCGCCCTGGCAATCGGTGAATCACTCACGGCGAGTTGACCTCGTAGACCTCTACAGAGCCGATGACCTCGGTCAGGACCGCCTCCAGGCGAGCCTGGACGTAGTTCGACAGCGCGTCGGTGTCCTCGGCCACCTGAGCCTTGATCGTGGCCTCGATCCGGTAGTACTTCGGCTTATCCATCTTCCTCCTCAGGGTGGGTGTCAAGTTTGAGACCTAACTTCTCGGCCTCGATGGGAGCGATCCGCTCCCCGATGACCTGAACAGCCGGCGGGTGCAGCAGGTACTCGATGGCACGCTTGAAGAAGTCGATACAGTCCCTCGCCCAGCCCAGCGTGTACTTGTTGCACATCGTGCAGAGCAGCCCTCGGACGATGCCCGTCTTGTGGTCGTGGTCGACCGACAGGCGCTTGTGCTTGCCGTTGGCTCTCTGACAAATCGCGCATCTGCCTCCCTGGAACTCGTAGATCGCCCAGTACTCTTCGTCGGTGATCCCGTAGGTGGCAAGTATTCTCGCTGCCCAGGTACCAGAGCTTCGTGCCTTCTTCTTGACCCTGTGGTGGGTGGCGCACCGTGGGCCAGGCCACGGGGTCTTGCGCTTGGCGGTGATCCCCTCGGCCAGACAGTCGACGCACCACTTCCCGGAGTCAGGTCGCGGCGTTGTCTTCCGCCGCACCATGTGCTGCCTCCTCGTTCTTCTCCACCATCAGGCAGAACCACGACAGCAGCCCGTAGCCGACGATCAGACTTCCCACGTAAACGCCTGCCACGGTTAACAGTCCCTTCATGAAGGCTCCCATCCGTTCCCGCTGTCGGTGACGACCACTGCCGCTATCCCGTTGCGAAGAGCGAGGAACCAGATCTGTTCGGCCTGGCGCTTTCCGTACATGCACTCGTGTACTCCGCTTTTCGGGTAGCGAACCCCGTACTTCACCTCAACCACCGCCTCGCGGCCTGGTCGATGTTGTGCTCCGACACGTTGCGTGCCAGCGCGTTGCGTGGCACCTGGCCGACTACCTTGGTCTCGACCACGACTTCCTTGCCGCCGTCACCCTTGAGGAGGGTCTTGTGGGTCCAGCTCGTCGGCTTGTTTGCCAACAGTCCCGAGAGGATTTGCTGGTGCATCGGGTTGGTCCGCTTGGGCATCTGGTTAGGGGTTGCCATCAGGGGTTTTCCTTTCAGGGTGGGTGTCAAGGTAGAGCCGATAATTAACTACTATGTCAGGCTGGGCACGCCCGAGTGGCGGAGTTTCTCCCACCAATCACCGCGCTGGTTACCGGTTACTTACCGTGGGAACTCGGGCACGCACCTGCTAGATCAGCGCAGCTCGATGTCCGGGACGATCGATTGCGGCTTGAAGTTGACCTCGTAGAAGTCAGTCGATACGTTCGCGCCTTCGATCTGCTCCACGAAGTAGCTGACGTTGTCCGACAAGCCCAGGAAGTGCTTCTTGAACTGGCCGTTCTTCTTGCAGGTCACGTCGAGCTTCTGCGACGCCGTGTCCGGGGCGATGGAGCAGTAGCCGGCGATCTCCAGCAGGTACTTGTCGGTTATCCCGTTGAAGAACACGATCCGGCGCGGGATCTCGAAGTTGTCAGCAGCCTTGCTGAGGTTATCCGAGGCGACATCTGCATCCGACGAGCATCCGACCAGGCCGACCGCCAGGGCGGCACCAGCGACAGCGGTGGCGATGAGCTTCTTCACTCGGCCACCTCGATGGTGGCGTCGATCACCGCGAAGACCTCGTCGTTCCGGCTCACCGGGGTGCGGTCGTTGAACGTGAACACCGTGGTGATGTAGCCGGATCTGTCGATACCGGTCTTCTTCCGGACCTGTTCCGCGAGTGCCTCGACGACGGGTCCTGCGGGGGTGCCGGGTTCCAGCTTGCCGTAGGTGCTGATGTGTTCCACGACCGTGTCGTACCCGTAGACCTCGGCGGCGACCGCGCCGAGCATGCACAGGCAGCCGTCCTTGTCCTTCAGGAAGGCGTTGGCGTTGCGACCGTGCTCAATGAGCTGGTTCTTGGTGCCGATGAGCTGTTCCTTGAGAGTTTTCACTTCTGGGTTCGTCCTTACTTGTCGAGCTTGATGGCGGCGTAGGTGAGGAGCGCTGCGAGCCCGTAGGCGGCAGCGACAATGCCGGCGGGAATCCACAGCGGAGCTGAGATCCACCACCAGGACCAGTCGATGGTGTCGGTGAGCTTGAGGGTCAGGAACACGATGAACAGGATGGTTCCGATGCCTATTTGCATTGCGCTACTTTCTGTGGTGGGTGTCAAGTCACAGACCAAAGTCATTGATCTGCATGGTTTCTCCGACGAACTCCAGAGCGGCGAAGTCTTGCCCCGACGGGTCGGACTTGCCGCCACGGTTCTTGACCGTGGAGACGTTCAGAGTGTCGGGGCCGAACCCATCCGAGGTTCGGTGCAGCGTCAGCACCATCTCAGGCACACGCCCGATCTGTCCCTTGATGCCTCCCAGCGGGATCGGCTTGTCGCCGTCGTTGTACTGGCCGGTGACGTGGTGGAGCCCTATCACACACGACCCGGTCTCTCGGGCCATCTCGTGCAGGTAGTCCATCAGCGACTCCAGGCCGCTGAACGGGTCATCACCGTCGCTGCTGTCCGTGCGGACGTTGGTGATGTTGTCGACCACGATCAGAGCTGGGAAGTCCTCGTACAGCGCGTCATACGCTGTCAGAGCGTTCTCGATCTCGTCCAGCGATGGGGACGCCTTGTAGTTGAACCGGATCGGGATCTCGTCCAACGAGGCCGCGATGCCCTCATCGATGTCCTGCTCTCGCACCGAGCGGGTGGCGTGCTCGAGCGACTGCCCACTCAGGATCGACACCGAGCGGGAGAGCTGGGTGAACGCATCAGAGTCAGCCGAGAAGTAGAGGGTCGGAACCTTCGACTTCAGGGCGTAGGCCAGGACGAACGCCGACTTGCCCGTACCGGGGCCGGCACATACCAGGACGAGCTGTCCTCGCCGCAGCGAGGTGCCTTTCTGGTGCAGCGACTGCCACACCGGAGGGAGCGGATCGCCCGCTGTTCCTCGGATGTAGAGCGATTGACGGGGCGTATAGATGTGCTACTCCTTTCAGAACGGTGGACCGTACGTCTCGATGACGTAGCTGTGGACCGAATCGGCCAGGTCATCGACACTCCCCCGGTTCTCGAACAGCCACGCCTTGGCGATGCTCTTGATGTCGTCGCGCAGCTTGTCGCGGGGATTCACTCGGACAGCCGGGGGTTGATGCCGGCGTTGTGGACAGGCCGGCCCGAGTAGCTCGCCGCGTTCTCGGCGTCGAGCGCCCGCTGCATCTGGTGGTGCATCTTGGTGCCTCGCAGGCCCAGGATCTTCATGACCTCAGCGCCTCTGAGGCCGTTGCGGCGCATCCGCAGCACACCTGCCGTCTCGTGCGGAGCCAGTGGTGACCGCAGGATCGGGTCGTTGGGATCCCATCCGTGGGTGGGTGTCAAGTTGGTCACAGCACGAACCTCTCTCCGTCTCGGGTCAACACCGCGACATCGCGGCCTGGAACCTTGTGCGCCTCTGCGAATCGGAACGCCGCGTTCTCACTCGGGAACGGCCAGCGAGAGGGCTGAGCCAGGTGGTGCCACGCCGGCATCTCTGGTGCCGGTCCAAGCTCCACGAACGTGTAGCCCTGATTCAGATCAAGCTCGATCTCCTTGCGGTATTCCTTAATGGTAGCCCCCTTTTGGGTGGGTGTCAAGTCGGAGTGTTTGTGAAAGGGGCCAGCGCCCCGAAAGACGCTGGCCCCCAACAGGACTACTCCTCCGAGGAGCCCTCGGAAGGAGCCTTGGGGGTGTCGGACTTGATCCCCCACTTCTTCTTCAGCTCGTTGGGGAAGTTCTTCCACTTGTCCGCCAACTCACTCGGGAACTTGTTCCACTTGTCGGCCAACTCGCCGGGGAACTTCACCCACTTGTCATGCAGCTCACCGGGGAACTTGTTCCACTTGTCGACGGTCTCCTTGATGAAGTCTTGCTGCTGCACGCACGGCGAGCAGGAGACCGAGGAGGAAGGCTGAGCTGCCGCAGGCGCGGCGAGAGAAAGACCAGCGGAGCTGATCGCAGCACCCGCGATGATGCCGCCAACGGCGAGCTTGGCCTTGTTGGTGCGCGGTGCGCTGTGTCGTCCCATTGATGGTGCCTTTCTTCCATTAACACCCACGGTGGGTGTCAAACTTTTCTACTGACGAAAAACTGGGCAGTGGTACGACACATCACAGAAGTTGCACTTGTCAGCTTCTGGTAACGCCTCAAACTCCCCCGCCTGAATCTTGACCTCGGTCTCGTAGAAGACCTCGGTGATCCGTTCCTTGGTCCACAGCGTGAGATCGAACGGCTTCGTCGGCTTGGCCGGCTTGCCCTTCTTCCCCGCCATGAAGTAGTCACCTTCGGTGACCTTCACCCCGTACAACATCTCGATAGCCAGCGCATACACACCAAGCTGGAAGTCATCTCCCGGCTTGTTGCCAGTCTTGTAGTCCCGGACCCGAGGCTTGCCGTCGATGACGACGACGGCGTCGATATAGCCCCGAACCTTGATTGGTCCGAGAGGTGTGTCCAGCACGATCTCGAAGTACAGCTCGATAGCTGGTGTGCCGTCGGGTGTGACCCATATTTCCTGGCCCCCAGCGTTACGCCAACGTACGAACTTCTCGACCTGCTCTAGCCCTAATTCGTAGCGGCGTTCGATGTCTCGCTCACCATTATAGGGCCCAGACCAGGTCCACCACTCGAAATTCGGCGTTTCTTCACAGAGAGCGCCGATGTCTCGTGAGTACTCTACCTTGAACATGTCCTCGGCCTCGGTGAGTGTCAAGGGCATGTCATACGAAAGCCACGTTTCGTACGCCTCAGCGACCGCGTGGAAGGCGGTGCCCTGGGGGAGCCAGGCAGCCGGCCTGGCCCACACCTTGTCGACGCGGGAGAGCTTGTAGGACATTGGACAGCGGGTGTACTGGTTGATCTGGCTGACGCTCCGAAGCGGTAGCTTGATCTGCGTCAAGCCGAAGCTCCGGCGAGCACTTCCGCGATGATCGATCTGATCTCGTTGGTTGTGTACATCGATTTGAACCCCACAGGGGCCAGTCGGTGCAAGATGTATTCCCCTTCTCCGAACATCATGTTCGGGTCTTCTAGTGTTCCCTCTCCTAGAACGTCCATACGATCCGGTCCCAGCATCACGTCTCGGATGGGCTGGTACTCGTGGTCGGTGCATTTGACTAGAGGGCTGCGGTAGACAAGGAGGTAGGTGGCGCGGATCGACGGTAGATCTCTACGCCACCCCTCCATACGCCACGCGTAGAGCCACGCCGGTTCGTCGACAAGCACTTCCTGCTTGGCGCAATCGAATCCCGGAAACAGCTTCCCCAGCGTGTTGAGCGGCACGGTGCGGTATATCCAATCTGCCGACACCCTGGGCTGGGGGCCGGCTTGCTAGCGGTTGTGGTCAAACACCTTGTCAGGTGGCCAAACCCAGATGCGCTTGCCGTTCGGGGTGAGATGGGTGTGCTCGTTCACTCGAATCAACAGGCAGTCGTCCCGTATCTCTCGGGGGACATACCTGAAGCCTCCCCCGGCCATGCCGGGGTAGGGCTCGATGTTCGGGTTGAACTCAACCACAACATCCTCGTCCCGCAGCTTTGTCCAGAAGGACCGCAGCAGTTTGAGTTTGGTTTCGTTCATTCCTCGACCACCGGTGGCCATGAACTCACCGTGGTCGCGTAGTCGCTGGAATGGCTTGGACTTGCCGTGGAGGTTCGTCGTCTCCCACGGCCACGCCTCGTTGACGATCTGCCGTGGGGTCAAGTGTCCTCCGTACGTCTTCTTCTGCCACGAGACCGCCTGACGTGTGACGCCGTGCATCTCAGCGATCTCGCTTTGGCTGTACCCCTTTCGTCGAAGATCCTCGATGACACTGAAGATCAAAGGTGCTCTTGTGTTGCCGCTCATGTTTCCCTCCATGAGTAAGGTTCGGGTGGGCCGCAAGGCCCAGTCTAGGTGACTGTCAAGGGGATCTCTCTTGGGAGTAGAGCGTGTCGGCCTAATTTAGTTATGTCCGGTTGTATCCGAGAGTGTCCCAACGCTGTCCCCGGAACCTCCCGGGTACTGGTTGAAATCTTTCAACAAAATACGCTCCGCTATCGGAGTATAGCGAACTTTGTGGGATAGATCACTTACACCCGCGTCACGTAATATCCCTTGCCTGCTCAAGGCGTTGTTCTAGGTCTTCGATGTCGAAGGCTGCCTGCTCGTTGTTAGGCTCTTCAGCAAACCGATCCTTGGCTTCATCGAGCAACTGCTCGAGTTCCTCGATGTCTTCCACGTCGTCCACGTACACGCCTCTACCTCGCTTCCAGTTGAACATTGATCACGTTGCTTACTCGCGGGTGGATGACAAGTGAACGTCCACCGCTAATTTCGAGCATCCCGTCGTCGAGGAGCTGCACCTGGAACTCGTCGCGCAGGTCGTCGCTTCCGGTAGTGGAGAAGTGGAACTTCTCCGGGAACTTGAAGCGCTGCGGGACGTAGACCGGGTTGGTGTAGTCGCCATACCAGACGTTCGACTTCTCGGTCGTGGCCTTCTGCTCTTCGAGCCTCCGCTCCGCGATGCTGCGTTCCTGGCGTTCCTGGTGGAGGAGCTTCTGTGCCCACTTGGGCAGATTGGCTTCGCGTGGATCCTTCATCAATCCACCACCTTCGCGGTGCCCAGCTCTATCTCGGTGACGTTCACCCCGAAGTAGTCGATGACTTCCTCGGGGCCGTCGAACACCAGCCGACCACCCTGCAGGAAATCGAAGGCTTTCTCGCTGGCGAGCCTCTCGGCCTCGTCGGCTGTCTCAGCAACAGCCATCACCTCGTACCTCGTTTCGATGGTTGCGACGAACAGCTTCACTCCCCGTTGACCTCCGCGTCGTAGTTGTACTCGGCCTTGTTCAAGGCTTCGTCGAAGTCGACAGCTGCCGCGTCGGCCAGGTGCATCAGGTCTCCGAGGAGATCTGAAATCTGGGTGGCTACATCCTCGTCCTCACCCCCGACAACCTTTACGTAGGCGCTCAGCGCCACGGCTGCCCAGGTGCAGTTGTAGGTGTTGTCTCCGGGCTCCCGACCGTGCTTGGGGTGCTGAGCCATGTTGTGGATATCTCCGAGCGTGTAAACCATCGAACCTCCTACTTGACCTTGACGGTGTGGCCCGTCATGACTTCGTGTGTGCGGACTGAGATGCTGAACAGCCGGCGATCATCGGCGCGGAACTCGACGCTGCATCCCTTGCATTTCGCCTTGAACCTCAACAGAACCAGTGCTTTCTGCAGTAGCGAGACTTCTTGTCTCGGTGGTCGTCGTCGCCCTGGCGGGCGTGGGAGTCCTCACCGCCGCACGTGGGCCTCTCACCGTGTGCGACGTGCCATAAGGAGTCGGCCTTGAAGCCTCCGTGTTCGAGCTGGTGTGCCTCTCCTCGAACCTCGCAGAGAGGTGCGGCACCAGCCGCTGGCATCCGTGAGAGGGCCAGCAGCAGGACAAGCAGAGACAGCACCAGCACCAGAACCCTCATAGGAAGTAGAAGATCGAGCCGACGATCACCGCGAAGACGAAGTAGATCGCCAGAGCGAGGGCCAGATCCCACATGCCGGCAGTCATCGGCGGCTCCAGACGACAGCTCCCGATCCTGGACACTTGCATCGCCATCCTTCGAGCCTCTTGGGGGCGCGGTAGCGTCCGAACTCCTTGCCGTGAGGGCATCGTCCAACCCACGGTGTCTTCTCGTCGGTGTGTTCGAAGCAGCGCTTCCCATCACCGCCCAACTCTCGGTGCTTGCGGGCCCAGACCGCGTCGTGGTGGTGCCCAGGACCAACCAGCGCGTGGGCGATCTCGTGCGTGATCGTGTTGTAGGTCTCCTCGTAGCTCCGCTGAGCCATGAGGTACTTCGACAGGCTGATTACTCGGAGCCCGTGATTGCACTGGCCAGCTCGACGCTTGGCGTTGTCGAGCTTGACCGTGTAGCCACCCAACTCTTTGGGGTGCTGGAGGATGAGGTCGAGCGTGATCCGCTGGGCCTCGTAGGGGCTCATGGGGCGCGTGGCCAGGGCGAGTGTCAAGGGTCAGTCCTCCGATTTCTTCCAGTTCGAGCGATTGCCCTTGCCTGGGCGCTTCAGCTCACGCTTGCGGTTGCGATGCTTCTGGGCGGCGTTGGAGCGTCGAAGCTCCAGCCGTGCCCGAACCTGTTCGGTCAACTTCCGCCTCACTTCCAGTCCCGAGGCTTGAAGCCTCCGTGGGTCAGCCACGAATCGAGCGCGGTGATCTTGTCCATCAGGTTCGCGACCATGTCGGGGTCAGGTCCGACCCGCTCGAGGTCGACGAGCGTGAGCCTGATGTCTTCCAGGGTCTGGTTGGGGTCCATGACTACCTCGCCTTCAGTACGTCGATGTGGATGCAGCCGACACTGTCGGTGCCGAACTCTGGTGCGTAGCCGAGGAGTTCGTCCTCCTCGCACGGGAATGCTGACTGCGTGAACGGAACCTGCACCGAGGCTTGTCGTTCGACCGAATCGAAGAGGTAGCCGCCGACGAAGCCGAGGCCGGCTACGGCGAAGGTGATGCACCAGAGGTCAAAGGTCTTCATGTCTTCCTTTCGAGTGGGTGTCAAGCTTCCAGCAGCTCTCTGAGAGCCTGGGTTGCCTGTTGGGTGCAGACGCCGTTGCCCACCATGCGGAGAGCTTCGGTGCGTGAGACGTAACCTTCTGCGGGGCGTCGGCGCGGGGTCGGGTCGACCAGATCGGTCACCCATCCCTCGTCCCAGCCCATCATCCATTCGCTGAATCGTGCTGCGAGCCTTGGTTTTCCCTTCGTGTTCTCCTCGATGGGATATGGAGCCGGCCTGGTGATCACTTCCCATCGCTCTATGGCTGGCGCGTACTCGGCCCAGTCCAGGTCACCAAGCGTCAGCTTGGCAACCGTCGTGACGAGATCATCTCCCCCAGATCCGGGCCGGTTCGCCCTCGCGAAGTCTGGACCTGCTGTCGATGACTTGGCTTCGGGGGTCGGAAGCAGCTTGAGGACTGCCGTGGGGAGATCATCGCCGCCCTGGCGGTTCGGGTTGGATCCTTTCCAGTCCCTAGCCGACGGTGTCGGCAGGGGTCGCGAGGATGAAGACTCGCTCTCGTTTGTGCGGTGCTCCGACTCGGGCAGCGGCAAGAGTCTTCCATCGAGCATCATACCCGAGGTCGGAAAGGTCTCCGAGAACTCTACCCATCGCTCGCATTGAAACACCTTGTGGCCCGGTTGCTTTCGCACTGAGCAATCCCCTCACGTTCTCGATCACCACGTACCTCGGTCGAAGTACGCTGATGGCCTCAGCGAAGTAGGACCACAGCCCAGAGCGTGTGCCGTCTTCGATGCCTGCCTTGAGTCCCGCGTGGCTCACGTCTTGGCACGGGAAACCGCCGCAAAGCACATCGACCGGCGGAACCTCCCTCCAGTCGATCTGAGTGATGTCTCCCAGGTTGGGGACACCGAACCGCTTAGCGAGCACGGTGGCTGCGCTCTTGTTGACCTCTGCCTGCCAGACCGTCATGCCGCCGAAGACTTCCTCGACGGCCAGGTCCAACCCTCCTACGCCGCTGAACAGCGACCCGATCCTCACCACCACCACTCCTCGGTCACCGGGATCGGCTTGTCCCAGCCAACCTTGAGGGCTGCGTTGGCACGGTGGTGCCCGTCGTAGAGGATGTTGCCTCGCACCACCAGAGGCGGAAAAGGCCACTCATCAGAACCCTTGAGGATGTCTGCGATCTGCGACACCTTGTCCCAGAACTTGCCGTACTCGTACGGCCCGCCCTCGTAGACCACGCGGGAGTTCTCCTTGTAGTACTCGTTCAGGTGCTCACCGCTCTCAGCGATGGTTACGTGGACGCCGCGCATGCTCGCGACATCGTTCGAGGTGAGTTCCGAAACCTCTTCGACGAGCAGGGTCTTGTCGAGGACAGCCGTGGTCATGATCGATGCCTTTCTTGGGTGGGTGTCAAGCTGCGCGGACGCCAGATTCGCTGAGGTACACGCGGTCGGCTCCTTCGAAGGGTGCCTCGGTCACAGCGTGGACGAATCGGTCGTACTTGTATGGGTTGTAGGTGATCTTGGATCCTGTGAAGTCTTGTGGGATAAGCGAGATCAGCTCTCCCACCATGCCCGCGTGGACGTTCTTCTTGCCCTCACGCAGGACTCTCTGTCGGCCGGCTGGCCTCACCACGCCTTTCACGTTGGCCAGCAGCACATCACCGCTGCGGTGAATGACCCGACCCTTGAAGTCGCCTTCGAGAGCCTGCACGGAGTACCACACCTTGCCGTTCTTGCGGGTCTGGTGCAGGTTGACGTAGACGAACACTCGGATCGGTTTGGGGGTCACAGCGAGGCACGCACCTTTCTTGCCTTGGCTTCGATGGTGTCGAGAGAGTGGGCGATGTCTTGGGCAGCGATCGAGCGCCCGTCTTCGTGCATCAGCACCCACACGGGGCTCATCATGCTGATCGCTCGCCGAACCTCCCCGAGGATGTGGTCCAGGTCGTTCTTGGCTTCGTTGATGTCTGTCGTTACGGTCACTTCTTGCCTTTCTCCTGGCGAGGCTGGATCCATGCGCTGCGTTGTAGCCGGCGAGCCTTGCGAGCTGCCAGCATCAGGTCCGCGTTCATAGCTTGACCGTGATCTCCCAGGTGCCAACGAACTTGCCGTTGCGCTTGATGTGTCCGCTCTCACCGGGCTCGTTCCACTCGACTTCGAACCCGAATCGGGCAGCCGAAGCCTCGAGGTGGTCGGTCAGTACCAGACGACCGGACCCGGTAGCTTCACCGGTCAGTGTGCCGTCGTTCTTGCGGACGATGAGCTTGTACATCAGAGGTACATCCCTTCGTTCTCCAGGGCCTCCGTGGCCGCGTCTACCGGCGCGTAGCCGGAGTCGTACCAGTCGTGCCATGTCTGATCTGCGATGTCGGTGTGTGTCAAGCCGACCCGACGAAGCAGGTGGGCGTCGACCCAACCCAACCAGCGCTCGAAGCTCATCCGATCCATGCTTTGATGCCTTCCTCTCGGAGGTTCTCGACCAGCGTCTCGGCCTGAGCGTTGCTCAGCATCCCTACGAGGAACGCGGGTCCGGTATGTGTGTCCATCCACACCTCGTTGAGCATCAGATTCCTTCCGTCTCATGATGTTTGTCGTCGCCCCACCAGAAGATGTCGGCGAAGTCTTGGCAGTCCCCAGTGTGGTCGGAGTAGAGCTGGCACCACTCCTTGTGCGCCACGTCACGCCTCCGGGCGGATCACAGAGACGACCTTGGTGTTGACCCAGTGCATGTCTCCGTAGTTGATGTATGTGATCTCGTCGTACTCGTACCGCTGAGAGACGGTGTCTCCGTAAACGATTCCGTTGTCCAGCGATGACTTGGTGAGCACGAAGTCCCCGACCTTGATGTCTTTCGCCTCGATGTGTTCGACCTTCATCGCTTGCCTCACTTCTTGGTTGAGCTGAACAGGACCGACTTGCGTCCATCGACGCACAGACCACACAGGGCACACGCGGAGCCTGCTGAGCTGATCAGCGGCAACGCTCCGTTGTTCTCCGGGCAGCGGACAGCTTTGGGGAACTGTGCCTTGCCTTCATCGAAGGTTCGGTCGACATAGGCGACGTTGATGCCCTTGCCTTCGAGGAACCGAGCGGTGTCGACGTTGTCTCGGTCACCGCTGAAGTACAGGCTCAGGTTGTCGAGCCTCTGGGCGTGGAGGAACGTTGCAGCAGTCGCAACCCTCGTGTAGGCCCAGAACTGGACATCCGGGAAGTCTCGGATCACACGGGCCCACGCGGCGACGTACGTCCCGCTGAAGAAGTCTCCGTCCCAGTGGATCCGGAAGATCTTTCGTGCTCGACGCTTGTCCGATTCCTTGACGAACTCGGCGACCATCTCGGCCAGGAGCGTGACCATCTCTTCGAGGTCGGCTTCGGACAGAAGGGTCCAGTTGTGGAGCAGGACCGCGCTCACGCCTTTGTAGATCTTCTCGAGCTTGCCTGCGTAGCAGATCTCGGAGCAGAACGCGGTGGCTTCAGGGCAGGAGAAGCCTTGACCACTCGGCAGGCCGATGCTGTTGGCGATCATCGCCGTGGTGCCTTTGGCATTGACCGCGTTGGCGACCTTGCGGTCCTTCGAACGCTTGAGCTGGGACATGCCTACTCTCCGATCAGGTTCTCGAGGTCACAGAGCACACGGGTCCAGTGGTCGGTTGTCCCGATGCCTGTCTTGCAGTCGATGGCCGCGTTGCGGGCCCGGTAGGCGGCAGACTCCTTGCCTTCGTCGGCCAGGAGGCCGGCTACGGTCCAGAGCTCTTCTGAGAGGTCGTACCTAAGGTCGTAGTCGGTGCTCAGCATGTCTATCCCTTCTGGGTGGGTGTCAAGTTCTAGCGACGGTAGTAGCTGTTGCCTCGGCAGAAGACCCAGCCGATGCCTGCGATGTAAACCTTGCGTTCGCTGTTGTTCACAAACCTAACCTGTCTGTCGGGTGGGTGTCAAGTCAGCGGGCAGCGAGAGCTGCCGCCCGAGCCTGCATTGCTTTGAAGTGAGCGTTCGGGCCCGTGGTGGACACAACTCGCCCCTGGCGAGCCGGCCGAGCCTTGCGGGAAACCTTGCCCAAGGTGATCTCTTCGAGCTGACGAGCGGCCAAGCCTACGGGATTGCAGTCGCCCGGTTCCTCGATCTTGACATCGGTGTCAGTCCAGCCCTTCAGACCTTTGTCCAGCTCGATGTCTACGGTTCGCGGAGCCGACAGCTCCGGCGCGGTGAAAGGTGCCTTGACGCTCTTGCGAGCGGTGACTCGCACCTCACGGTGCTCAGCGAAAACTGCCATGTCTGTCTCCAATCGGGATCAAAGCTCAGGTAGATACAGGAGTGGCATAGGGGCAGAGTCGAACTGCCGGCGACGAAGTCATTTCTCGCGCCCAACCTTGCCTAGCCTTAGCCAAAGCTCAGGAATCAAACCTGAGAACACACATGTCGAACTCAGTCCAATTGGCTAATCGGATTATCGCTTGTCTGATTACGAAACTCACGTCCGACTGCCTCCAAATGCTCAGTCGACCGGCTCGAATATCATATCGAGCGAATCCTGACGGTGTGCGAAGTACGCCCATTGCGCCGTACCAGGTACGCAATGTTTGTGGTGGATCGTCCCCTAAGGCCATACTCACCGCCGACCCATTTCGGGCCGCGCCACTATTTAGTTCTCAATGTTCGGTCTTGCTTGTGTGATTCTCACTCTAGCACTCTGTCGAGTAGGTGTCAAGTCCGGGCCGTTTTGCAATTGGCTCTGTGCGCTCGCTAGTCCGCTGGCTTTTGGACTACCCGGGGTGACGCTCGACTCTGTGCTGTTGTGATTCTCACTCTACCACCCACCGGGGTGGGTGTCAAGTGCGGGCCCCTAGTCGGTGTCCCGTTCTTGCTGGTCTCCAACCTACCCGCTGGTGTGGGTGGGTGTCAACCCCCGGATTTTCACCGGTACCGGCGAGACCTGCCGCCTACCGCCCTGCTGCTGCGGTGACACCAGTATGCCCTAGGCCGTGGTGGGAGTCAAGTCCGCTGGTCACCGGCGGTTTTGGGTGGGTGACAAGGGCAGTCCGGGCCGCCCCGTGGGTGTCCTGCTGGTGTCCTGTCCTGTCCTCCCCCGCATAGGCTGCTCACTCCCCCACCGGTAGGTAGCCGGCAACCCACCACGACGTGGGCAGACGGCCCGTGCGGGCCGCTGTGAGGGCCGCTGTGAGGGTGGCCGTGGGGGCCGCTGTGGCGCGCCCCGTGGGAGCTGGTCACTCCTCGGTCCCGCCCCAGTGCCCTAGCGGGCACGTAGTGAGCAGCTTGTGCTGGTCACTGGTGATGGCGCTCTCGGTGCTGGTCACGTGCGGTGACCAGTGCGTATGCACTGGTGGGTGCTGCGGATGCGTAGCCAGCACAGCGCGTATGCGCTGGTGAGAGCGGGTTCTCGCGCCTCCTGGCGCGTTGCTGGCCCGTGATCGGGCCGATGGCCATGCCCTCGACATGTTTGCTGATGCCCCCATCGTGCCTGGTCAGAGGGGGTAGGGGGGTTCCCCCTAGGGCCGTCCCCGTGACCGGTCGGTAA